ACAACTCGCTCTACTGTTACATTGAACACTTTCGCAAGCTATAATATAAATCGTTTCATACGCTTAATCTTTAGAACTTAAAACACTAGGCAAGGCAGCTCTATAAGAGCCACCCTGCGTTAGTACTCACGATACTTACTCTGCTGCCTCGCTTGCCATATTAGCGGCGATAGCGGAATTGACCTCCTTAATCAATGCTGATACCTCACTGAGCTTGCTCTGCGGAACACCGCTGATGTTGTAGGTCAGCTCGCTGCCGTTGGAGCTTGCGTTCGCATTGCCGAGATAATTACCATTTGGGTCACCATAGATACTCATATTGATGCTCTCGATGTTGCCACCCGTCTTGTCAACATTGTAGGTGATTTCTACCCGATAGCCGCCCTTGGTATAAGTGGCGGTTGTCTGTTCACTTTTCTTGTTAATCTTTAAATTCTCCATTTTCTAATCTAATTTAATGAATTAATATTCTTGTTATCTAATCTCTTCTTGTTGCAGTCTTCCTTATCTCCACTCAATCGCAGAACCTCTGATTCAAGGAAGACCACCCGAGCCTTCAAACTGCTGACCTCATCGCCCACCTGCTCGATAGCACCGAATGCCGTTGCAATCAGCTTCGGAGACCAGTAGTTGATTTTGTAGTAGCCATTCTCGTCAGTCTCCACGATGTCCTTTAAGTGAGGGTTGCACAAGACGTGTTGGGCAATCCAACCGATAGACCTTGTGTTGTCCTTCTTCCAAGCAAAGCTGAACGTGCCACCCATCGCCTTGATGATACCCAAATAGTCCAGTTTCCGCAAATCCTGCTTCAAGCGGATGTCAGAAGATTGATAAGCTGTAACTCCACCTTTAGCAAGAATGCTATTAGGGAAATAAGTATTCATATTATAATCAAAGTTATATATATGACCTGTATGACCCATAAATCTATCAGTAGGAAATGAATACTTAGTAAAAGAAAATATTCGTATTTTATTTATTGAAGCATTTCGTAATTCAGTAGTATTTTGGTCATGTTTAAATCTAAAACGAATATATCTTCTATCATCATTTCCTACAGGAAAACCTTCGTTACCTCTAGATAGATTTATATAATTAAATTGGTTCCATCCGGTCATATATTTAATATAAGTATTGACTATAACACCTTTACTATTTAAATATTCTACAGTACAAGTAACACCAACACCTTGTCCCATATCAACACAAGCAAAATATACTTGAGAATAACAAGAGTTAGGAATTTCAAACGAAAACATTAATTCGTTCTTTTTTATTTGAGCTAACTTTTCAGCATCATTATTACCAGTGATAACATTATAACCTAAGGAAATTTGAGAAATACCTGCATTATTAGCATATAAATTAAATTTCATATTATCTGACATAGGATAATTAGTCCAACTGTTACCATTATCATTAGAATATTGTATAGCTACTTGATTAACTTGTATACTATCAGTAATAGCAGTAATTCCAGAACATAAAGCATCAGCTGAAACATAACAACCCGCTCCTTTATTATTAACTTCATAATTTGTAGGTAATATACCTTTATTATTTATTAATCCGGCAACTGATAAATTACCATTAATAAGAGCATTTTTACTAACACTAATACTATCACAACTAATAACATCATTAACAGTAAGACTTTTAAACGTAGCACTACCGAATTGTGTTATGTTCCAATAACTACTATTTACTTGACTACACATGTCTTGAACTTTCACCCAATTAGTATTATTACCATTACCTAAATATAAATCACCACCACTACCTCCAATTCTAACTCCACTATCAGGAGTTATAGTTGTAATACCTGGAAATTTAAGTGTACCATTACGTTGTGCACTATTAGCATTAAATGCAGAACCATCAGCTATACCAAGATAAATAGTCTTATTACTATGATTATATTTAAGACCAGCCCATTGATTCCAATCCCAAGCAGTTTCACCAAAACGAATAGCCGCACCTGTGTTGAAAATAACTTGCGCATCAATGGCACTAATAGGAGTTAACTTGTTGCCAATCTTAAGCGCACCATTCTGCAAGGTGGTACTGATGGTGTTGCTTGCGCTGATGGTGGTCGCACCGCTCAAAGCACCGCTCACGTTAGCCGTTCCGTTGAACGACTGTCCCCAGATGGTTCTTGCCGTTACAAGTTGGTCTGCTTGATTCACGATGCCAATTCTCGTAGCACCATCAAGCAAGGTGTAAGGGCTATCCCCTGTGGTTGCTGGCAAGCTTTGAGCCGCAGAGAACGATATATTTGTCACCAAAGTTCCTTGGCTTGTGAAATCGGCAGACGTGCGTCCTGTCTTCTTGATGATTGTGTAAGACAGACTTCCATATTGACATTGGCAATTTCCCCAAAGTTGAACATTGCCAGTTGCATTGTTGTAGTACACACGCAACCTTGAAGACATGTTTCCAACCAACTCACGCAAGGATATGATAAAGTTGTATGCCCCAGAGTCCTTCGCTCCATTCTGACGGATTCTCAACACGACAACCGAAAAGGTATCGTTAAATCCGTTGGAGAAGAGGAACGTGAAATTTCTATCATCATATTGGTTGCCTGTGACGGTAATGTCAAACAACTTCGCCCAATAGTGGGAAAGGCTTGCGGTGTTGCTGTTTACCGCTCCCGACCATACGATGTTGTTTTTGTGCCAACCATCGAGCAAATCCGCATTGAGGTTTGTCCATTGTGCGGTAGTCGAAGCTATGTGATTCGAGCCGTTGTAACCGAATTGCATACCTCCCTTGCCGAACTTCACCATTCCTGCGTTGTTGTTGCCAACGCCCATCAAGCCGATAGTGTTGCCAATGTTACAATCACCTATGTAGCAATCATCGCCAATGCGCAATCCATTGTAAGCACCATTCAATGCGCTTGCCACAATCTTAAGCTGACCTGTGAGCGTTCCACCTGTCAAAGGCAAGTACTTTGCGGCGATGGCATCCACCTGTGACTTCGTATAAGCATCAGTAATGCCATACCCACTTATCGTTGTCGGCTTGCTTGTGAGTTCTGAGAAGGCAAGGCTGTTCTTGATTGCAAACGAGCCGAAAGCACCCTTGTTGCAATAGGCGAGGTTTGAACTAGTGCCACTATATGCTCCGTTCCAGTAAGCTATGAAGCTCATGTCAGGAATGATGTTGCCATCGATCGATGCGTTAGTCCATCCCGAAGTGCCCACCGCAGAAAGGCTCTTCTTCGTGTAGCTCTTGGTGTAGGTGATGGCTGTTCCACTGGTGGATATGCCAGTCACGAACACATTGCTTCCACTTGGCTGAGTAACCGAGCGCAAGCCATCCGTAATGCCAAATCCCGACAAAGTGGTTGGCTTGTTGGTGATATAGCTCCACGCAAGGTTTCCTTGGAACGCCGTGAGTGCCTTGATGTGTGGAGCGATGAAGTAAGCATCGCCTTGGTTCGTAACGAAAGAAAGGCTTACACCTGCTCCTATAGTGTCATGGTCAGTATAAACCAATGCAGCCGATTGAACGCCACTTGCATCAGGGTTATCGCTAGTTGAGAAAACCAATTGCGGACCGCCATCGCCATAGGACAGCTTTCCAGCCGACTTGATGTAGTTTGCATCGTTGCCATAGGTAGTTCCATAAATCACCAAGCGATTCTGCTCTGCCTTGTAACTTGTGTTGACGGTGACACTAGCCTTTGACAACTTCAAGATGTTGTCTATCTTGGTGATTCCTGTCAAGGCTTGCTCGGCACTGCTGCCCTGCACCTGTGTCGTTCCCACATAATGAGTATGGTTAGACAAGCTGAAAGAACTACCCTTCGTCAAGGTCAAGGTATGCCCACTGATAGATGCGGTTGTTATCGCATTCCCAGAACCTGTTACGCTAACGGCATTCACACCGTCTGTGATACCATATCCGCTGAGACTTGTTGGCTTAGAGGTCAAACTTGCAAAAGTATGTGTATGCCCATTGAGCGAGAATGTAGAGCCTTTTGTGAAGGTGATGGTCTTGCCGCTCTTTGTAACGGCAGTAACGGCATTTCCACTTCCGCTAACTGCTATCGCATTCACGTAACCATCGAGCGATTGGTGTGCGGTAAGGTAGTTTCCCTTCGGTTGATACAAGCTGGCAGCGTCAGTCTTAGTAAGGTAGCTCGCAAGGCTCTGATGTGAAGTCAAGAACGTTGTTCCCTTTGTCACGATGATAGTCGTTCCACTCTTACTGATGGCTGTCACTGCGTTTCCACTACCGCTAACACTAACGTTCATAGCCGAGCCTCCTTCCAAGCTGGAGATACGAGAATCAAGAGCCTTGATGGAGTAGGCAGAGGCAATCTCACTCAGCGATTCTGATGTAAGCTTCAAGGCATTTGAATAACTCTTCACACTGCCGTTCAAGCCGCCACCACTGGATGAGGATGTCCCAACACCATAGGCAGAAACACCACCACTAGTATAGAGGTTTGCCACCTCGTTAGTCGTAGTGTTCGTAATCTTCAACGCCTTATTGGTTGCATCATACTCCATCTTTATGTTGCCGATGGAGATGTACTTTCCGTCAGGCACGATGATACTTCCGTTAATATCGGCAGTACCGTTAAACGAGTTACCCCAAAGCTTGCGAGTATTCGTGAGCTGGAGAGCCTTTTTCGCTGAACCGCTTGTAAAGTAGCCCTGCAAGGTGGTGATACTCGTCTTGTTGGTGGATATGCCCGAAGCGTTCACCCCTTCTGCCTTTTTCGCTCTTGTTACCTCGTCAGATATAGACTTATTGATTCCATCAACGATACCACTTAAAGTGTCTGTCTGCGCAATATTTGCGAGGAAGCTAACCACCTCGTTCCACTTATTGATAACGCCGTCCGCAGTCTCCTCGTCAGTAGTTATAAGGGCGTACCAGTCATAGGCACTATCCCAACGAGTTACCTTCGTTGATGTAATGCCGTCCAGTACAGACTTATTGCTATGAGTATGCTTTGCCGATACCGCACCATCCCAAGCCGTCTGCTTTGCCGTTGTCGGTATAGAATAACCCGAAGCAAGACTAATAGCAAACGTACCGCTTGTTGTGATAGTCTTAGTTGCGCACGTCAAACCAGTAGGAAGGGTAAGAGCTACAGATGTAACAGTACCCTTATTGGTAGTATAGCCCTTTGCATCAATCTCCGCTTTGGTATAATAGCTTGCGAGAGACTGATGAGCAGTCAGATACCCTTTATCATTGGTAAGCTGGCTTACCTTCGTGATGCGGTCAGTGATTTCTGTCCACTTATGGGTATGCGCACTAGGTGTGAATGTTGATGGCTTACCCGTGATGTTATTCCAAGAAAGGCTCAGACCGCCAAGCTCTGATGCTATATTGTCAATTCGGCTGCTGAGAGCCTTTATAGCATAGGCATTCGGAATGCTAGTCAAGTCCGCATCCGTATAGTTTCCCTCTATGATTCTCGCATAGCTGATTACGCTTGCAATCAAGCCGCCACCACCCGTGGTAGATGCTCCTGCTCCGTATGCCGTGATACCACCTGTGGTATAGAGATTGCCATCAATTTTGATAGCCTTGTTTTTGGAATCATACGTGAGCTTAATGCCATGGAAGGAGATTGCGCCCTCGAAGGTAGCATCGCCCGATACACCAAGTTTAGAGAATGGTGCGTTTGGCTTCAAAGACACAAGGTCGGCAACGCTCGTTCCTGCACTTCCTTCCTTCCAAGTCGGCTCGAAGAAGGTGAGGTATGCGCCAAGATTCTTCTCACTGATGATAAACGATGTAGGGTCTGCGTGAACCTTTCCGCTCACATCCCACCAGATAGCACCATTGGCAAGATAACCCGAGCCATCGAAGCGGATGAGGGAGGTTGCAGGGGTAAGATTTCCGCTATTATAGTCCTTATCCACCATCTGACCGCCCCACCATGTTGCGATACTCTTCTTTCCTCTATTCGTGTCTATTGCTCCGTTGATACCGCTCTGAACGTTTCCGTCTCCGTCTCTCAGCGCAAGGAGCGTTGTCATTACAAGACCACCGTCAACATATGTAGTCTGACCGAGCGCATCCTTGAGATACTTGTAACCTGCGAGGTCTGTGATATTCTGCTTCAAGTCACCATATATCTTGCTAGTGATATATGCGTTTGCCAAACCAAGTTTGTCATAGAATGCGCTGTATGCGGACTGAAAGTTGGTGAACTTCGTTCCCACGGCTGAGACGATAGCAGCCTTGCCGTTAGTATCAGCCTTATTGTAATTTGTAGATATATCTGAGAGATACGTAACGAGTTCCGTCTTAGCAGTAGAGAGAGTAGTGAAAGCAGTATTAAGGTCGGTGAGTTCTTTTGTACTCTTTAACACCTCTGCTCCCTTCACTTCATTGTACGACTTCTCGGCAGCTGCGAAAGCATCTTCAAGTCGCTTGGAATCCTGCGCCATTGCAGCAATCTCAGAAGGCTCTAGGTAGCCATCTTTGACGTAGCTGTCGAACGTCTTTTTGTTTTCGGTAACAGTCGTTCCGAGGGCGTTCAAGTTGCTCTGTGTCGTCTTAATCTCTTCTTGCGCCTTCTCAGCAGCTTTCTTGGCTTCCTCTGCCTTCGTGTCATCGGTATACTTGCTAGCCAATTTCCAATCGGCAATATCGAACTTTTCTCCTTCTGCCTTGGCGGTGGAACACTTCAAGATTTCGTTCTTATAGGTGCTACCATCGTTCGGATATGTAGCATTCACCCACATATCGTTAACATCGTATGGGGGAACTGGCTGAGAGCCGAAGATACGTCTCTTTGATTTTGCATCTTTGAGTGCTTGGCTTGAATCTTCGATTGCCTTGGTCAGTTCCGTGTCTGTGATGATAATCCACTTATAGGTAGAGCCATCCTTGGCAAAGCGGTATGCCTTGCCCGTCTTGTTGTCATAGTAGAGGTCTCCCAAGTGGGTTTTCTTATCCTTGTCGGTCTTCCAACTGATGGCTGGGGCATTATCCAAGGTAGGCACACCCTCATAGAACCAAGTCTCAATAGCTCCGTCTATCTGGTTTTGAAGGTCGGTAATCGTATCCGATTTCTTGATAATGGTCTCAACGGCATTCTTATCCAAGCTCTTCTCGGTGATGTACTTATCCAAGGTCTTTCCATCGTAGGTGGACTTTATATCCAAGTCTCCCTTGATGATTACTTTCTTCGTCTCGCTATCAAACTTGACATAGGATTCACCCTCGTAGTTATTGGCACTAGTAGGTCGGTCTCCGAAGTACATATCTCCGTAGACGTTGAAGAATGCCTTGTTATTCTGCTTATTCACACCATATTCCACGTACTCCCTATTGGCAAAGGAATAGCTGTTGATGCCGTGATAGAGGCTGATGGATGGCGAATAGGTATCTACCGCCGAGAAGATAAGGCAGTTCTGACGTTCTACATCGGTTCTATTACCGCACTGGTTGAGCACATCACCTTTCGCAGGAACATCGCTTGCCGTAGCGCAATCGGTATCAGAGAGGTCGATATAATGATATTTCTTTCCTTCCAGCTCTACAGGGTCTTCATCACGACCGATTACCAATCGCCAATAGAAGTGATTGCCAGCCTTGTGATAAGTGCCCTTGCGAACGTTGAATGATTCCGAGCGCACCTGGTCGCCAACAGCGAAATCATTATCCACGGCATTGCCTTCCTGCTCTGCTAAGAAATAGCAACGATAAGCCTTCTGTGACACATTATTGTATGTCACAGTAACTTCTTCTACCTTATGAGCCACCACGCCACCAGCAGGAGAGATTATCTCCTTACCACCGATGGTGGATGTTTTATTGATGACCAGCTCCTCGAAGATAGCCTTCATTCTTACATCCAAGTAATCTGTGATGAGGTGTGAACGACCTTCTGCATCGGGAGTCCAGGAACCTCCGTTCTCATTGTTGCGGTTACCGACAAACAATCCACTAAAGAACTTCTGCACCTTCTCCCAAGTGATAGTGCCCTTTGCTGTGTTATCCAGCAGCCTAGATACAAACTCCATCCTAGAACGTCTAGCAGAATAAACGTTACTATCGGATGCAGGAGTGGTATCGTTCATGCCAATTACATAGACACCTCCACCATTACCGCTTCCCGTGCCGCCTATCTGCATTCCATTCACCTTGATGGAATCAACCTTGTCTTCCAACTTACCCAACCGGCTTGTTGCAGCCTTTTCTCCTACAGTGTACTGAGGGTGGTCGTAAGGGATATCCAAAGGTATCTCCATTCCGATGATACGAGAGTTTCGGTAGTGCTTGCCATCCGCGTCCACCTGCGCAAACATATCATTAATCAGCTTTACCTGCTCACCGAGAGGATGGTAATCGTATGTTCCATCATTGTAGAACTTATCGCCATCCATCGTGCAGGTGAAGTTTGAGTTGCTGATCATGGTCTTCTGATAGTACTGCTTCGCTCTATCGAACAGAGATAACTGAGCAGTAGGGATGAGGTCCGTATCTGTAATCTTGGTTGCGTCCCAATTGAACAGGAAGTACTTATCACCTACCTTCGGGCACATAACGCCATCGGGAAGAGTTCTTCCGTAAGTGTCATTAGCAACAATCTCAAAGTAGTTAACCTTGTCAATGACTTTGAAACTAACATCGAACTCCATACCCATGAGAGCACCGCTAGTGAACTTGATGCCTAAAGTGAGGTTACTCTTTATCCAACTCTCCTTGAAGCTATTAGTGAAAGAGTCTGTAGAAGTGACCTGCCAAAACGTCTGTGTAGTCTTCGTCCCGTCTTCGTTATCAACAGTGCTATCGTAAGTCTTGATTCTGCTCACCCTGCATTCAACCTTCGGGTATTCGTCCTCGAACATCACGACACCTTCGATAGCCTGCTTATCGTTCTTTACGACATTCACGTTCTCCAGGTAGCCATCCTTTGCGTAGAAACCATCACTATCCACTTCCTTGTTAGGGAGCATGAGGTAATCAGTAGCAACACCATCGGTGGTAACGTCCGCATCGGCACCAGTGAAATATCCCTTCGGAATATTTCTGTCTGAGCCGAATGCGTACAGTCTCGTAATATAAGTTGACTTAGATTCCGAATAGGACATAGACAGAACATTAACATCCTGTTCGAATGTTGTCTGCCCTTCCATTTCGCAATATCCAAGGTATATAATAGAGCCATCTATCCACCACTCGCAGTTGAGCGCATCTTCGGAACAGATGGCGTTGAGAGCATCAAGAATACTGATGGAGCCGTACTCGATCAAGAATCTCTTCTGAACATCGAAAGCCTTGTTGTTGTAAGTAGTGTAGTCAACAGAGAACTCCTTGCCATTGTACGTAAGACCTAGCGCCTTGAGGTTGCCGAGTATAACGTTCATGTGTACGCCTACCGTTGTGGTAAGCTTGAAGGAGGTCTCGTTTGCTCCGTGCTGAGGGCGATACTTGCAAAGCTTATTCTTCCAAGACATATAGTAGGCATCCATCTGCATTTCGTAGTCGTAGCCATCACTATCATTGTGCTTAGGGAAGTATGATGATGTAAGCTCAAAGTAACCGAAGTCTGGAATCTCCACGGAGTCCCCAATCTCGAAATAGATAGGAGTAGCCGTAGTGAACTTCAAGATGATGTAGTGGTGGTCCATAAGCTGATATGACAGCTTAGAACCCTCGCCGAAGTCCTCTAATGTGAAGAATACCTTATTATTTCTTTTAATCTGAATCATTAGCTTGTATATTTACTTGTTTCACCTCTGTCACTAGGGTCTGGCTCGTTGAGCTTTAGGCTAAACTTTGCCATTTCCCGAATAAACTGACTAAACTGAGTGCAGGAGAGATAGATACACCGATACCACACATTAGGCTGGAATCGGGTGCGGATAACCAACTCCCCCTTGGCAAGAACCTCCTCGCAGAACCTAGCATAGTTCGTCATGAACGTATCTGAGTCCTTGGCGGTCATATTGAATGCCAGCGTTATCTCCCTCTCATCCAATCTAGGATTGTGCTTGATAACCGACTTGCCGTCCTTTGACCGATACTTGTTGCTGATGAACTCCTTGTTTGGTGCAGGGGTCATAAGCGCACTGAGGGCGGTTTCGTCTAAGAATATGCCCCACGTAAGATAGGCATCCTTGCCATTGATATAAAGTTGACCATTAAGCATAACTATTTAATCATTAAATAACCTTATAGGCTTCGCTGTGAGCCGCTTTTGCTATTGTTGAGTATAGTTGTAAGGGCTGACAAGCGAAAAGCCTATAGAGGTCAAATATCCTTTAATCTTCTGTTCATATCATCCAGCTTGGCTCCGAAGTCATTGTAGGTAAGCTTTGAATACTTCACGATGTCTTCGAGGTAGCTGTTTGTCATAATCATCATGTTTCTAATCTCCAATACTGCGCCATTGGTTGAGATACCGAGTGTAACGATGCTCTCCATCTGTGATATGGTGGTAGTCATGTTCTGAGCGATGGACTCTCCTGCAATCTGTAGAGCCGTGAAGCGACCATTCAGCTCGTCTGCGGTATCTTGCCCCATAGATGCCCATCCTCCGCTCGTTGCGGTCTGTGATGAGGATGAAGAACCAGAGTAGCCTGTCACTTTTGCCCACTCGTCACGTCTCTTCAAGCCTTCCTGGACAATATCATCGTAACGCTTGTAGAATGCATCTACATCTTCTTTGGTTAGCTTTCCGTTTTTATCCTCCATAGCCTTTGCCCAATCATCGTAGAGTTTCTTCAAGTCTCCATTGATAAGGTCTTCCATACTGAAAGAGAGAAGGGATTTCTGCATCTTTTCTGCGAAATCATCTGCCATTTCGCTAGCAAAGTCGCTACCATCCTTCTTCATGTCCATAAGGTCCGTCAAAAAGCTATCTCTCATTCCACTGAAGGAAATCTGAGTAAGATTCTCCTTGAACTGCTCTGACAACTCTTCTAGCTTGCCCGCTTGGTCTATGTAGTCATTCAGCTTCTCTGTCAGACGCCCACCATAGTTACCCTTTCCTGTGTTCTCGATATGCTCCCAAATGGAAACGTTGCCACGGAGGAGCTTCATTTCCTCTGGGCTGAGGGAGAAGAGGTCGCCATTGAAATCCGATTTGACGTTCTTCTTGATCCAATCCATCTCGTCACTACCGAAGCCACCCCAATAAGCGTTCCATGAGTGGTGCGAACCGTGATAGCTTGCCTGTGCCTTTGCGATGTCGAGGTAGTTCTGATTGGTCTCCTGCTGATTCTTGTAGGCTTGCTCGTAGTATGAGGTTGCCTTGGAGCCAAAGGAGTTTTCCATTGCGTCAGTCAAATCCTCGATGGATTGCTGCAAGAGGGTGTTTCTGTCCGTCAGTCTTTCGATTGTATCATTGACCTTCTTTGCATTTCCATCTCCACCGAACAGACTATTGAAACCACCGAATGAAAGCGTGTTGAGGATATGAGAAACGTTGTTTCCGATACTCTTCAATGGCTTCATAACGATGTCACCCGATAAAGCATCATCGAGGATGCCCGTTACTGCGCCAAAGACCGTGTCCATGAGGTTACTGATGAGTGTTCCGAAGCCATCTTTCAGTATATCGAGGATGCCGAGTATTGCGGAGATTATTTCACCTGCCATACCGCTATCCCCTAAAGCTTTCGTCAGAGCCTTGGCTGCGTCGCTATCTTTACCGAGCAACCCTTGGATGCCCTTTGCAAGCGTGTTGGCAACGTCCTTCTGCATGTTACCTCCGAAAAGCTTGTCAAGTCCTAGAATGGAGTTTCCTATGCCTTTGAGTGACCCCGATGTGAGACCCTGCAAACCATTTTCAAGCTGCTGGAACTGAGAAACTGCCTTCTGTGCAGATGTCTGTAAGTCTGATGATGCCTTCTGAACTGATGAACCGAACTCCAAAACGTTGTTAGATGCGGTAGCAAGTACGCCCTGCGCTCTAGAGAGGTTGCTTTCAGTCTTGCTGATACTTGTCTTGTCACCGCTCTTCTTAGCCTTGGCGAGGTCTTCCTGCGCCTTGGTAACGGCTTTCGTGGCTTCAATCTCTCGTTCTTGTGCGTCAATATAGCCCTGCATGGCTGACTGATAGGAGTTGATATCGTCAGAGACCTTCTTGAAAATGTCACTATCCCAGACGGTGGCAGAGCCTTGTAACTTGGAGATAAGTTCCTGTATGGTCTTCTGCTCATTAACATCTGTTGTGCCTTTGGAGAGCTCTTGCAGCTTCTCAATGGTAGGCTCCAGTTGGTCCTTGAACATAGCTCCGAAGTCTCCGAAGATGCTTCCCCAATCGATGTTCTGTCTGATGGCATTTATCTCGATGGTTTGGAGGTCCTTCTTTCTCTGCTGCTGAAGAGAGAGCTTTTCGCCCTGCGTCTGAGCCTTGGAAATCTTCTCTTCGTATTCCTCGGCAATGGCTTGCTTCTGCTGATAAAGTGAACCATACTCCTTCAAGTAGTCGCGCATAGAGGTGAGGGCTTCCCTGTTGACCTCATCAAGCTTCTTGTTATACTCTTGGGTAGCGAGGTCTCTAGCCTTGGAGAGGGCATCAGACTGAGCAGAGGTGAGGGTTACTTTCTTGCCAGCTTCCTTGTTCTTCTTCTTGAACTCGGCTTCCTGCTTGTCAATCTCGGCTTTACGCTTGGCGTAGTCGTTCTTGATTTGAGCAAGCTTCTTCTCCGTGCCTTCCTGCATGAGGGAGATAGTTTCATCTGTATTTTTCTGCTGCAAAGCCTTCAAGCGGTTGTTTAAATCCTCTTGGGCTTTGATAGTCTTGTTTTCTTCCTTGATGCGAGTCTTACGTGCCGTTGCTACTGCCTTAGCCCCTCTTCCACTTACATCACCACCTAGTTTCGAGTAGGCATCCTTGGCTGCTTTCAAGTCTTGTGTGGCTGTTTCGTACTGAGCGGGGGTGTATTTGTTCTTATTTCTCTCCATAGCAGCAACCTTCTTCTTGGCTGCGTAGTATTCACGCTGCGTCCTGTTGTAAGCTTGCTGATAGGTTTCCCTAGAACCTGTGTTAGCCAACGCTTGTGCCTTCTTTTTGGCTTGGTTGAGGGATTGTTTGGCTGTGTTCCATTGAGCCCTAAAAATCAAAGGAATAGTCGTTGCGCCTGTAACCGCCCAATTACGCTTCATCGCTAAGAGGTTGTTCAGAACCTTTGTTTTCTCAGACTCCTGCATGCGGAGATTCAGATCAGCAGGATTGTTCTTGATGTCTTCTCGAAGACCTGCTATCTCTTTCTGAGCCTTATTGATGAACGCATCCAATCTACTCTCACCTGTGGCGTAGTTGATGGTTTCGTTGGCAGCTTGCCAATCGTTGGCCAGATTGATTGCTTCGTCATAGAAGTCAAAGATTTCTTGACGTACACTTTCGTTCTCCTGTGCTTCTTGCAAGCGAACTTCGATAGGCTTTGCATTCTCGGCTGCTTGGTCTCGAAGTTGGATGATATTGGAAAGCTTTTCTTCTGCTTGATCAAGGTCTTCTTGTGCCTGTTGTAACTGACCACCTAGCAATGATGCTTGTCTTCCTCCGTTGTATGCCGCATCATCATGTAGTTGCTTGTTGAGACTTTCAACCTCTTGGCGGAACTTCTCAACTTCCTCAACAGCCTTATCGTACTTCAACTCATCCATGCTCTCGGCAACTTCCTTCTGCGTCTTAGCAAAATCGGCAGATGCTAGTTGAGCTTGTGAGTATTGTTCCGTTAACTGAGGTGCGAGGTTGGAGAGTTTTTGGTATGCTTCTGCCTTCTCGTATTCTGTAGCTGTCTCAGACTGAATTGTTCTGATAAGGCTTTCGATATTTTGCTGACGTTCCTTGACCTTGCTGTCAAACTCATCCCATGCTTCATTGGATTTCCTTACTGCCGTTTCATGTGCTGTTTCTGCTGTAGCAAGCTTGTATACGGCATAGGTTACTGCTGCGATGGTGGCAGCTATCCAAAAAAGAGGACTTGAGAACATAGAAGCATTCCATGCGTCCTGTGCCCTTTTGCAGAGAAGGGTGACCTGTGCCCATATTCCTTTGGCTGCGGTGTCTCTTGCGGTAGCTGCGGTATTCAAGCCTTGGGATGCGGTGTTAGCCGTATTAGCTGCCGTATTTGCTTCTGTGGCTGCGGTTGCAGCGGTTTCTCTAGCCGTATGGAGTTGCTTTGCGATGTTGTTCCTTTCGTTAACGGCAGTGTTGAGTTTGATTTCTGCTGTCTCTACCTTCTGTCCATCTGTATAGGATTCCAGGGCATCGTAAGCATCTTGGAGTGATTGAACCTCGTTGTCCTGCATTGCAAGTTTGTTCTCCAATGCCTTTACTTCCTCTGCGGCTGCGGTGGCTGCGTCTGCCTTTGCTTTTGCCTGTGCCTGTAGTTCGGCAACGTAAGCCGCGACCTCTTCACGCTTAGATGCTACCAGCTCTGCCTGTGCTGCTGATAATTGACCTTTGGCTACTGCTTCTTCAAGGTCTGTCTTCTTTGCTTCTTCCTTCATAGGGAGCAAAGATTCAAGAGCTGACAACTCGGCTGCATATCCTGCATTTGTTGTTGCTGTGTCAAAGGCTGCTATACTAACTGCCATTGCCTTATAAAGACCGATGGCAGATGCGGCTGCAAGGATAACCTCACCTATCTCCTTCCAATGGTCGATAACCTTAGATGTGATATCCAAAGCATCATTCATCAAGCCTTCCGTCTGTGTGCCGAGGTCATTAATAGCCATTTCGATGGTGTCTTGGATATTGCTTATCTGACCCGTAATAGAGTGAGATTGCTTTTCCATCAATCCTCCGAACTTGCCGCCTTCATTGGTAAGACTTTCGATAGCCTTCTTGACTTCGGGGAAACCTACCTTACCTGCTGTCACCAATTCCGAAACCTTATCCTTGGTAACTCCGAACTGCTTGGCAAGTTCCTCTGTCAAAGGAATACCGCGACCTGTAAATTGCATCAAGTCTCTTGTGAACAATCGACCTTGCACCATCGTGGTACCATAGAGCCATGTGAGGTCTTGCAGGTTCAATCCCAATCCTGCAGATACGTCACCGAGCCTTCTCATGGTTTCAGTAATCTCGTTGGCTGCAAATCCGTATGCGAGGAGTTGTTTTGCGCCATTTACCACACCCTTCATGTCAAAAGGTGTAGAAGCAGCAAGGTTGGCGAGGTCCGAAATCATTCCCTTTGCCTTCTGTCCGCTACCGAGCATGGTTTCAAAGGCAATCTCAAACTGCTGAAACTCTCCTCGGACAGTACCCAGTGTGCTGATGATTTCCTTTGCCGTAAAGCCAGCGAAAGCCACCGATGCAACAGACTTGATGCGATTGAAAACATTCTCAATGCTCTGACCCTGCTGCTCGACTGCTCTTGCTGTCTGTGATACTCCATCCTGCACCCCTCGGAAGGCTTTCAGTACGGATGAATTGTCACCTGTTATGTCAAACTTGATACTTGCCATTTTTTTTATTCTGTCAATTACGTAAAGGTGCACCTCCTCACCCAAACCTTTATTCTTTACTTTTTTCTTGTTAGTGTTGGAGGTTAAATTGGATTCTCTTCGCTCTGTCTGATCAGCTCCATGATGTCCTCTTTGTTATCTCCGCTGAAGACCTTCTCTGTTGCTGATGGAATGTGAGCTTTCTTTCTTTCCTCATCGGATAGATAGATGGAAGTTATCTTATCCTTCATCATAAGCGTGAGGTTGTTGTATGAGATTTCCCACAGAACATAGTCAAGGGTCCACTTGTATCTCTCGCAAGCTGCGTCAATGAGAGAGCCCCAAATAGTTCTGCCACCAAAGATATACTGATTACTGGAGTCTTTGGCTTGGTTTATCTTCTCCATGCGCTCCGCTTCCTTGTCTATCCCACATTCCGTGATGATGTCGTGAAGCTTGTTGTCTGAGAGTATGGTGATGAGAAGAGTAGCTATATCATCGTTATCACAGAACTTGAAGATGATGTTTTCTCTTGCCTTCAATATGCGTGAACTGAGCATATCGGATTTCTTCTGAAGAGTGTGGTAGGCTATTATCTTACAGCAAAGACTTCGATTCTCCTCTACTACACGGAGTGCTTCAATGAGGGGATTCAGCTTTAAGTTATCATCTTTGATACCTAGCTGCTTAATCAATGGAGCAGTCAAATACATCTTGCCTAAAGTCTGAGGGTAGATAAACAAATGTCTTCTACCTACCTGTATGCCTAGAGGTGTATCTGTTAACACCATGGCTATAATAGCGCCAATTTCGATGTCATTCTTCATAAGCCAATAAAATTTGTTAGCACCCAAGGCAGGACTCGAACCTGCGTCTTTCAACCAGCATTTTAAAGACCAACTGGATTTCATGTGACGGACTTTGGTCTCGCTCTAACCAACTGAGCTACTTGGGTAGGTTGCCGACTGATAACCCTCAATCGGCTGAAGGGTGAGAAGAAATCAACGTATTGCCTTAGGGTTCACCTTCGACCTGTCCGTTTGTTGGAATGGTTATTTCCGTTGATGTGTCTGTAGCACCTGCAGGATGCTTGAATGTAAGAACGTATTCGTCTGTCTTTCCCTTAGCCTTCTTGGCTGTGATGATGCGCCAACGGAACTGACAATATACGGTCTCACCCTTCTTGTTGGTGGTCTTTGCTACCTCGTCACCCTCTGGCACAAGAGCCTTGTGGGTGTACTGCATCAAAGCACCATCCGCAGATGAATATGATTCCTCTACGCTGACGGTTGAATTGCCAATATAGCAGCCAGGGTTCTCTGCATCTTCCGGCTGAACAGCGATAGCGTAGTTTCCTTCGATAAGTCCATCAATGGTAGGGAATGGCTGAGGTAAGCCCTTCTTGATGAACTCTTGATAAACGAGTTCGTAGGTGGACTTAGTAGTCTTAGAATCGACAATACCGCCACCTTCCTCCTTAGCTTCTGTTGTATCACCCTTGGTAGGGTTCAGCTGGGTAGTGTCCTCCTTTGGAGTATCAAGCTTCTTCCAGTTGTTGGTTGCAGCACTAAGGTCACGAACATAGATGGATGGTTTTCCCCATGTTGTTACTGACATAATCTTAATCGTTTATAGTTTGATACAATAATTTGTTATTAATGATGTGCTCACTTGTGTCCTCGCAAGCTATTACCCTCTGTTCACTCATAGACAAGCGGAAATCCGATCTATGAACTGCTTCGAAGGTAGAGAAGGAGAGTTGACATAACTCACGGAGCCTTGCCGTGTTCTCTTCCTTTTGGATATTGCCTTTCTTTGTGATAGCTTGATCTTGAACGTAGATGTTTACATTCACGAAAGCTTCTTGGATTTGCGAGGTTTGATTTGCTAGCACTGAGATGCAAATATCTTCTTTGCCAGTTGTACCTGTTCCATAGAATGGTCTTCCTCGCTTGCAAAGACTACCTGTTACAGCAGTCTTTAATTTAGAAGAAGAGATAATGTTGTACACATCATCCTTGATGTCAATATCCGATTTCATAGCTTTATCTGATTGATTCTACTTACAGCTTTATCCACAGCGAGCTTTAGTTTACCATCAACAACGGAACGAGCCCATAACTCAGTGGATGCAAGCACATCTTTATTTTCTTTAGCTTCTACAAAGTCTGCATAGTTCATAGCCGCGACTACTACCAATGCGTAAACCTGTGAGTATTCCTTTGCTAGGTCAGCTATCATTTGTCTTCCTTCTTGTGAACCATTAGAACCATTGCCTATGGAAGCAAAGGCTGATTCTACTTGTTTCCTTCCGTAGTCAAAGATGGCATAACCGATGGAGCTTCGTAGGTTTCCTGTATGGTCTATCCAACTTTCCTCTGCCGAGCGGTCTCTTATCCTTGCATTACATTCTTCTCCTAGCTTGGCATAAGCAGTGAGGATTTCTTGCTTTATTATCGCCATAGCGGACTGAAAAAAGTTATTGAGCGCAGACTGAGAGGTTGAGAGTTTTATACCCATATTTTACATTGCAGTTGATAACGATGGAAGCCGAGTACAACAAATTCCTTCACTTCGTTTCCGAAGAGCTTTACACGGATTTTGTCTCCGTACTCGAAATCGCGGCATGCTCTAGGAAGGTTGTAGATGGTGTAGGAATAGTTCTTAGCAGAACCATCGGGGATAGTGATAACGTTTGCCTTGCCAGCAGGTACAATATCACACTTACAATAGTTCTCCACCCATTCTTCTGAGCCTTGAACATAGTCTCCGTTATCGTCTTCATACCCATCAGTTACGTGTAGGTAATCTAGGGTATGAGCAGCGAAATCCAATACAGCCATATCTTAACCTCCTATATAAACCATGGGTTGACCCAGTGCAGGGGATTCACCGATGGTTTTGTATAAAGCATTTATTCGTACTAGCAGCCTTTCCTTATCCTTGTCAGATAGTGTTCCTATGCTCTTGTCTGACTCGGATAAGCTTACAGCTTGTATGAGAGAGTACAGACAATCAGCAAGCGCACCTTTCCATTCCTTGGATTGAGCGACCTCGAATGTATATTCATCATCACCATTAAGCTGACGTTCTATCATCTTATTCTCCACGAATCCTAAAGAGATAGGGTAGTGGATTTCATCAATCAATGCTTGCTTTATTGTCTTCATATCAATTCAAATTAAACCTCTGGAGTGAGTTTAGAGAGAACTTCGGCTTCCTCCTCATCGCTGAGTGAGTTGAGAGCCTTAATCAGAGTCTCATCGGTTGAGTTAGCCTTCACATTGGCACCAGCAGCCTTCAATGCAGCGATGAGGTCAGCCTTCTTATACTTCTTACCCTTGTAAGTAGTATACTGGTCGGTATCATCGGTAGACTCGGCTTCCGTATCAACCTCCTCAGACTTGGTAGTGAGCATATAAATCTGATCTACGTCCTCGATTACTGGCAAGCAGATAGCCTGTCCTGCGGTAACCTCCTGCAATGATGGCTCATTCTTGGAGTACTTAGAGATAAGCTTGTAGCTATCAACGTTAGAATACTGAACACCTGGTACTCGATTGGTGTCCTCTGCAAGGGTACCCCAAACGAAAGAGCCTACGTTGGTGTTACAGATGAAGATGATGTTATTCTCATTCCATGGCTTAACTGATTTTGGCTTTCCGTTCTTCTCGATAATCACGGTTCGGTTGATAACCTTGATGGCTGCACCGAACTCATCCTCGAATGCTTCCGAGAAAGCTGACTCCGATGGCGTCTTGAGCTTGGTATTTTCGGTATAAGTCTTACCCTCGTAGTCGGCAACAAGCTCTTTTGCCCATTGCTCCTTGCGGATTTTCTTAATCTGCGTCTTAGCGAGCATAACCTGTATGATGGTATTGTTATCGGCATTTGCCTTATCGAAGATTTTCTCGAAATCATCACGGGTTGTAACACCATTGGTTTCTGTTTTGAAGCAGTTTGCCTTAAAATATCCATAGTCAACACGGATAGCCTTACCCGAATTGTCTGCATCTTCAACGGCAATAATACCATTAGAGAGACCTGCCAAGAAGTTCATTTCGTTACGCTCTTCGAGACCGACAGAGCAAGCGACACCATCATTCATGAGCTTGTTGATGATACGAGCCTTTGCAGTTTTAGCAGCCTGTCGTGTTGATGTAGCCTGCTCAACCAAGCCTTGCGCCTGGAATGAATTGGCTCTCGCTACAATGTTCTCATACTGAGCCTTCATGATGTTGATGTTGTTGATATCAGACTCGAAAAGAATCTTCTTCATCGCAATCTTTGGCAACTTACCATTAGAGGTTGCGATTTGACCACGCTTCTTCAAAGGAATGTCTGAATCCATCTCAACGATGTCGGCAGCTACATATGTGGTCTTAGCTGATGAACCTTCCCACTTCTGATCTGGAGAATACACATCGGTAAGCATCTCCTTGTAAAGATAGGTACGCTCCTTCGGATTCTCCTTCTCCTTAACATACAAGCTAAGTTTAGGGAAAATAGCTCGGATAAACTGAATAAAAAGTGATTCGTTCATATAAACAATCTTTTAAGTTAAAAACTAGAGCACAACTTAGTCATGCTCAAAAATAAGACTTGGGAGAGCGGTCTTGATGGCGGTTCTCTGAGTTTCGTCCTTGAACTGATAAGGCATTGCCACATCATTCACGCGACCATTATCCATAATGGCAACCGCTTCACCCTTCATGCGTGAGCGAACGACAACACCAGCAAATTCTGCTTCGCTAGCCTTGTCTTTGTACTTGCCATCTTCTGTTTCAAGTGGAGAATACTCATAAACATCATTAACCTTCTTGCGGACAATGATGTGACCTGCCTGAATAACCTCATCCTTGAAGTTGGCGTAGTCGAGTGCTCTACCGCCTGTGATACCACCGAGATACTGACGGATAACCACAGCGTCCTTACCCATGTCGTAGCCTTTGGTTTTTGGCTTGTAGTCTTCTGCTACCATAATCTAATAATTTATAAGTGAAACAATAGATGATTACATCTGAGCCAGCTCCTTGACTTCATCATCAGACATTAACTTATCTTCCTCCTTTGGCTGAGGTTTGGTATCGGGAGCAGGGATTCGTCCAAGCTTTTCAAGACCCTTTTCAAGTCTTTCCTTGTTCTCTTCCTCAATATCTTCCTTCAACTCATCGAGGTAGTCCTCAAACTCCTCTTCATTCTCAAACTTCATGTGAGAGAAAGATTTAAGCCGACGCTCTCCGAACTTACCTGTGTCCTTCAGCAGTTCCCTTACCTTTGCGGTACGGCTGCTTGTGGTATTGCCAGACTTCAATGCAGTTACATCGCCTTGGAGTGTAGCAACAGCCTTTGTAAGTTCCTTGATTGCGGTGAGGGTAGCGGAGTCATCATCATCGCTATCCTTCTTGCCCTTCTTGCTCTTCCGTGACGGACTTCTACGTGCTGGATCGTCATCTGGATCTGGATCGTCATCTGGATCTGGATCGTCATCTGGTGCAGGATGAGCGTTTTTGTACTCTGAGACTTGGCGGTCTGCTGCGGACTGAGTTAACTGGAGTAACGGCAAGACATCATCAATTGCGTCACTAATACCTTCACTAACTTCTTCGTCAGTAGCATCATCTTTGAGTTGAAGTTTGTTGGCAACATTGGCGGCAACACCCTTTAACTCCTTACGACTGAACCCCAATGCCTTAATGTCTCGATTGGTTTTCAGTGCTTCAAGAACTTTTCTGTAATACTTGTTCATTGCTTGTTGAGTTATATTTAACAAAAAATGGTCTGCGAGCGAAATGCAGGCAGACCAAACGTAGAACTCGGTGTAAGAGCAATGTTACGAAAAGTTCTGTCACGTGCATCTTCACACGCTTTTATGGGTGCAAATATACGAAATATTATTTAATCAACAAATAGTTTTTGCAAAAAAGTGAGAAATTATTTTCATTTCAATAAACAAGGGAGAACTTCACAGCCCTCCCTTGGAAGATAAGATGCAATAAAAATGCACTTAAACGTGCAAAATATCTTCTGTGTTTAAGTTAGATTCTTTTGGTATGTAATTATGGGTTTGAGGTATTTTATCAGCTTAGAACTTATAATTTTCCTCTATCGTGGTAAGAGTAATACTGATCGGACTTGCTACTGATGATAACGTGGTCCATAAAATACAATCTCATTATTTCACAAGCCTTCTGTATCTTATATGTTATCTCATCGTCGGACTTTGATGGAAAGCAGTTAGAGCTAGGGTGATTATGAACCAATGCTATTATTACGGCATTGCAGGAGATAGCTTCTTTACACACAATTCTTACGTCTATAGGGGTTTCTGATATTCCACCTTGTGACAATCGAACCATTTTGATTAACTTGAAGTTGTTATCCATACAGAACAGATAAGATTCTTCTATTTCTAAATCCTTGACGTATGGTAAAATATAGTTGTAGATGTCGAGGGAACTACCCAAATCTGTAAGTTCTTGCGACTTCTCCTTCATAAATCTTCTGCCAAGTTCGAATGCAGCGAGTATAGCGGTAGCCTTCTTTTCACCTATTCCTTTGATAGATGTAAGCTCCTGCAGTGTTCTCTTGCTTGCCTTTCTCAGTGAATGACTACCATCAAAGATTTTTCTTATTGGTTCATTACCCTGTAGCATAGGGTCTATACCGATAATTGAAGCAATAAGGTTCTCGTTACTCAGATATTCTACCCCATATTCCTTTGCGTATGATGTGATAGAATCGTACTTGATAGTTCTTGCATTATCCTTCATAAGATACCTCCTCTATGTCTTTTGAATAATTGAACACAACATCAAAACTGAAACCCAATTCAGTAATGAGGTAGAAATGAATATCCTCCCAGTCCCAACTTGAAGGAATGCCTTTTATCTTTTTAGACTTTTCGGCATCCATTGCTATGATAACGTTCTCTTCCATTGCTCTATCTTATTTTTAAAAGTTCATAACTTTCGTTTCATACACTATGAATCCTATCTGATCTGCCACAATCAGTTTCAGATGATTTCCTCCTGGTCCATTAATATCACCATCATTCAATCCGATTTCGTCTAACGTAGCTTTAATGGCAGTTTGGTAATCTCCTATGCCTTGAATTAATAAGCATAGGTCTGGTCTCTCATCAAGAAACTGATGAAAACCATAAAGGCTATACGAGCCTTTTTTGATGAGGGAGAAGAAATCTTTCCATTCATCACCACTAATCTGCGTGGTTACGGATTTAAGCTCTTCTATTGTTGTGCAGTTGCTTTCCATACGATTTCATTTAGCGTGATACGATGAAGTCTTTATCTGTAAAAGTCTGATCCTTATATTTTTCGAACAACTCTCGGTCGCTGATGCAATCATTAGCACATGCTAACTCTCTGAATGAAAGTTTGTACCCAACAAACTTATCTTTCAACATTTCGATTTTGAGTTCTTCTTTCTGAAGTTCCGATAATTCATATACTGTCATATCCGTTTCCTCCTATTAAACATTGCTATCCAACAATTCAAATTTTATTCCTTTTTCGGTTTTCTTAGCCATCCATTTAGCTGTAACCACACCGTCATTCCATGCTTTTATGAGTGGGAGAACCTTACACTCTCCTACGTTTATAATTTGTGTCATATACTCGCAAGCACCTTCAAAAGTGTCGAATGCGTGAAGTAAAACCGTATATCTATCTGATTCTGTGTAAACGTTCATTGCTCTTATCTTTAAATTGTTATTATTTATTTTTGATGGTGCAAAGGTAGTCATTTTTTAGCAAATGACCAAATGTTTAGCACTAAATATATTTTTTGCTAACTTAGTTTAACTTATTGACATTTAGATACTTATGATAAACTATTGATTTTATATATGTAAGTCTATTTCTTAAAAATGGTATGAGTATATGGAGATAAAAAATGAACCGCTTAGAAAGGCTTATATTGAAGTGTATAGTCTTTTTCTGAATTACTTTATATTAAATAAAAAATGCACTCTAACCTCACGGTCGGAGTGCACTAAGAGCAATGAAACGTTAAAAGATACGTTTCGGCTGCAAAGTTACAAAACTTTTCTGTATCTTGCAAATTTATACTATACTATTTAACAATTGCAAATCATTGTCTTTATCGTAGTCGTATGGATAGAAGGTGTTGGCAAGGGCATCCATCTTGTCGGGAGAACGTTTCAGACGCTTCTTGATTTCGTCTTTTGGTTCCATGATGATTGAACCATCTGACTGAAACAGCCAATGCACTTCGCACAATTCTTGATCCAACTCATCGTCAGGTGGGAGTGCTGCAAAGAATCCATTCTTCGGGTTGAGCCAGTCACGTATGCACCAAAACAAATAAGCCCTCATGTTAGCGAAAGAGTAGCAGCCTGTCACATCGTGCTTATTTCTCACGCCTTCCGAGAACTTGCAAGAGAATGCAGTTAAATACTTTTGCTCTATGAGTCTTGAATATACTCCAGCACCTTCTCCAATGGTATCAATGAATGCTTTATTCTTGGAACTCAAACTTAGGTAGTGCGCGACTTGACCTGCGACTGCCATGTGGTCCGCATGACCACCCGAATTATGACACTTGATTTTTGAAACATAGTTTCCTTGTCGTGGAACATAGCAAGACCTATCGCGCCCCATACCTGCGACATCGACACCTAGGCGTATTGGCTTATGGGTGATAAAACCACTATCTTTAAGTTCCTTCCATCTTCTATGGGCAATCTCGCACCATTCGTATGGAATGAGGGTATCTTCGGACACCTTCGGAAACATACCGAGAACCTTAACACGAAAAAGGTCATTTGGAGTGTAATATCCACCTTCCCACACAAAATCACCACGACCTTCATCAAACTCAGACTTTCTGATCTTCTGTGCCCATGCTGAGACCTTGTCGGCTACCCATTCATAATCAACTTGTCCAGGGATAATGTTTTTCTTGCTTACTACGTTCTCTGCGTTGAGGGATGATAATCTAAACTTCTTGAATCGGGGAGACTTCATGGAGTTGGCTGCATACCCTGTAGTAACGTTTGGGTTGAATACCAATAGCAATCGAGAGTTACCTTGCAGGTTACCCTCGATTGCATTGTAGATGGTGTCCGAGATACCGGATGCTTCAGTTACGATGAACATGGTGTTTACAGCATGGAATCCCGACCAAGCCTCTGTGTTGTCGGCTGAAGATTTGAAACCTGTCAGATACCATTCCTCGTAATCTGTTCTGATACCATCCGACAGCAAACGACCAGGCAGAAAGCCTGCCTTTTTGTATAGACGTGCAACTTCTGGTATCATGATGTTCGTCACCTGTCTTCCTGTCGGTGCTGTAAGGGCAATCTTGGTGTTCTTTTCCAAACTACCATCCTTGCCGAAGCGAGGAGTGAGGTATAGAAAACATAAAGCGGCTACGGCAGCGATGAAGTCCTTACCCCTTGCAGTTCCACTGGCTACCGTTGTCATTTTGTTCTTCTGAACAGAACGCAATATAGCCTTTTGCTCTTCGTCAAGGCGAGCCTTCAAGACTTCCTTGGCGAAGAGACACCAATCATTGCGCCATGCAATCATTTTTTTTATTGCTTTCTGTTCTGACATATTGCTAATTCAATAATATTCGTATTTTCTTGTTTCCTTTAAGTATGGCTGCTACAACTCGATGATGACCATCAATAATATAAATCTCCCTATAAACAAAAACTTTATTCGATTATTCTCATTTTAACCTTTCTCTCATGATTGAGCTTTGCGGCAACGAAACGATGATTTCCATCAACAATCATTATTCTTTCACTATTACCATCAGTGTATCTTAAAGCCTTGATACCGTCATAATTTCTTGATGACATGTATTTTGCAACATCTTGTTTATTCAAGAAATCTTGTGGCGTGTTAATGCTTGAATTTATGTCAACATATACATCTTCCCCAAGTTCTTTAAATGTTTTATCAATATCACCAACTTCTTGACTGAGGCTGTATTTCTTTCCATAGACCCTATGAAAAGAACCAATAACGGCTTCTTCGACTCCATAGGGTGTCTTTGAAATGAATAAATTTATGTTCCAATTAGGAAATTTTCTATCAAGCTCGCTCACCCCACCACTTACCTTACGGCTCTTGCTTGCTGAAGAACTGTTTGTCCCTCTTGTGCCATTACTTCTTTTTCCCATAATCAAACATTTTAATCATAAACTATAATAAACTACTTTGAGAGATTCGGAAAATCCTGCATGTTATCAAGCATATCTTCTACAGAGAAGTTTTTTACTTGAGTATCATACAAGGTCTTTTTCAGCTCTTGGTATTTTGCTTTTGCATCAACATCAAGCATACCAATAGTATCTTTCATCTTTTCAAAAGCTTTCAACTTATTCTTGATGATGATGATTGGTGTTACATAGACGGCATTATTTTCCTTACACCACTGTTCAATTACATTACCGCCACCATAAACGATAAATCTGAATCTGTTGCCATTTGCTACGAACTTGGCAATCTCGTATTCAAATTGCAGTTCATTTAGTCGGTCTGTGCAACCTCTTGTGGCGAATGATGAGTAACCTTTAGGGATGCCCATCAAATTCAGCTTATAGAACTTAGGAGCCACATTTAAGTCAACGAATACACCTATCCCTTTTTCCTGCATAGCTCTCGCAAGAAAGCGTTTCTTGTAGATAGCCTGCATACCAAAAGCTATTGGAGTATCATTTGATAAGCTGAAGTTTGGCTCAATAATGCTGCCAGGGTTGTACTTCAAAATCTTCTCTGGCTTCTCATAGATTGACCGGAATCTATAATCATCAGTATAGAAGTGGAGTGTTCCCCTGCCATTCATATTCGTTGTTCTTGCCTGCTCACCAAAGCAATAGAATGGGATTTCTATGTACTGAGGTTGCACATCAGACAACAAACATGGTATCTCCAATGGATTGTCCGTCGGAAATAAGCAGTCTGGTATATACAATTCTCCGTTGTCCATAATTACCCTTCTTCATCATCGGGAAGTTCCTTCATTAACTTCTCGAATGGATTTTCAACTAATCTGTTATCTACTTGCTCGACATAACCACGCTTCTTGCCCTTGGTTTTCAGAAGGAAGATGATTGCAGTTAGATTACCTTCGTTCACCTTTTCAACCAACTTGCTTTCTGTAAAGTCAAGAATGCCTTCATCTATATCATCCAACATCTTGGCTAACTTCTCATCCTCTTTTCGCCAGTTATATAAGGCTTGGCGTGTAATGCCCAAAGCTACAGCCGTAGCAGCCATATTGCCGCCCTTCTTTTCGTAAGCAGCGGCAATCTTTTTTAATTCTGTTCTTCTTACCTTTGCCATAATCAACCTTTCTAACTTGCAGATGCTATGACTGCTTTCAAAGCATCTATGTAAGACATATTTTCTGTTAGCAACAGACATTTTGCAAAATGGTCTGTAGGACCTAAACCTGGAAACAGGTTGCAATCTATTACAAACGGAACACCAGTTGAAGATATTCTAAAATCTATTCTGAGATAATGTTGAATACCCAACACCTTGCACACTTTTTGTGCAGTTTCTTTTATCACTTCAAGATTACAAGCACTGCATACCTCTTCCTCCTGCATCTTAGCTTCGTGAGTGAGTATATTATATGGTGTTGTCAATTCTACAAAAATAGGATATACGTCTATGTCTCCTGTTTTCTGATTGACAACGCAAGCAGCAGTGCATTCCTTTCCTGCAATAAAGTCTTCGATGATAGCAATATCACCCAAACGTTCTATCTCTTCAACTTTCTTTCTTACCTCTTGGGTACTCTTGCAGACCGAAAGGTTGTCAACCATATTAGAGTCTTCACCCATTAATGGCTTCACGAAATACATATTTTCTTCCCTTAAATCATACTTACTATATGATTTCGGAAACGAGATGCCGTGCCTGTAAAGTTCTTCTTTGAGAACTTCTTTGTTTTTTGTCAAGACGATCGTTCTATCACTTTCTGACGTATTCTTTGCTTCAAGTTTGCCTATCTTATCTAGGACAATTCTATTTCTCGTCTGTGTAATAACGATGTCCCTATCACTTATCTTTAAGTCATTAAGTGAATCCTCGTCTTGCACACTAACAAATGTAACATTGTTTGCTCCTAATGCTTCTTTGATGAAATTTTGATTGCGTTGTGTCACATACGAGTCCTTATCGCTCGCTGTCATTATTATCCAAATCATTTTCTTTTTCTCCTTCCTTTATTTCGATTAAACGTTCACTCGCTAACTCTAACAATTTGGCAAATGAGATACTTGGGGATTTTATGCCAAACTCCTTACCTATCTCTTTTTGGATTTTAAGCAGGGTTTTCTCGTTATCTTCATCGGAAGCTAAAACGAGAGCATCACTTTTGCGAGCTTGTTCACGAATGTCCCCATACAATGTTTCCAGACTAGCAAATGAACTAGGGTAGAGGATGATGGTGAATACGAAATTCTCCTGCATGGCGTATACATCTATACCCTCTGTGCTTATTGGCTTAATCTCGTCAATGTTCACATGGGCAAACTTCTTGAAGTCGATAGATTGAATTGATGCAAACAACTTCTTCAAGATACTAACATTAGCTTCACCATGAAGAGAGTTGTGAGACAATTCAATAGCAATAGCTTCATCATTTGTAATCTCACTCTCTTCTACATACAAGATGCCTAGCATTTTATAGTGCAGTTTCTTGCATGCCCTCAAACGATGATTACCGCTGATCATGATGTATCTACCATTATCCTTCTTGATACAGGTAGGCACACTACTCAATCCAGACTTAGCAATGTTGTCTGTTAGTTGGGCGAAGTCTTCACCCGACATTTCATTTGCATTGATTTCTACCTCATCTATGAGGTTTATATCAACTTTTGCGTATTTCCATCTATCTTCATTTTCCATTCTTCAATGATTTTTGATATTTCTCAATGATTTCCTTATTCGTAGGGTATATCCCAAGTATTCCTTCGTAAGCAAGATAAGATGATGTGCAGTGTTCCTTCACTTTCTTGTATACACCACGATATTTCATGCTCACAGGCTTATGGGTATAAGCGCAGGAGATAACCTTCTCGCAAAGCTTGCGCATTCTTCTGCTCAAATATCTTTGAACGCCAACAGACTGAATGCAGTACAGTATGAGTTTACTCAATCGAGGGATTGCGTTATTCGTGCAGAAGTCCGTTAACTGAAACAAATCATACCCCTTGTGTTGAGGTAGCGTAAAACCAAACCCACCTAGGGTATATTTGTCGTATTTCACCACAAAAGCAAATTGACAGACACTACATTGGTCCACCTTCTTGATATACTTCTTTTGCAAGCAATGAAGTAAAGGTGGGTTTACTCGTTCAATAATCAATTTGCTTGCGTCTGTAATCTCCAAATCATCGGGAGGTACAATCTCGTTGCATTCGATTCTGTATGAGGAATATGAGGTGCTTGCATTATTTTGTGCAGTTGGCTTATTGCAATAGAGGAACCTTCCTGCAGACCGTCTTTCCCCACTTGAATTATTCCACATAGCTATCTTATGCAGGTTTCTCAGATAAGGGCTGTTGCTGAAATAGTAGAAATAACTATCACTCGGAATACTTTCCACTAGGTTGTAATAGTCGTTACTTTCGACAGAAAAATCTAATTTCAAGTCGCTATTTTCTGAAATGAGTTTGAATGCCCTTTTCTGCTTCTTCTCCATTCTACCGAAATTGAAGAAGATAACCTTCTTATTCTTGATGGCTTCTTCTAGTGTTCCAACATGAAAATCACATGTAGTAAGCAATCTCATCAATCGCTCATTTGCTTCCTCAGTCTTCTCAATAGATTCCCTTGCCTTAATTTTCAATGCTTCGAAGACAGCACTATTTCTTGCCGATTCACTCATGAAATACTTTTGCAGTTTCACGGCATAAAGAGCTAGCGCAAGCTGTCTTGATGGTGTAGGATTGTTATAGTCCTCCAACCATGCAAGCTTATCCTTATATGTTAGTGATGTTTTACCATTTGCCAACATATAGAGCAGATAGCAGTAGGCATCTTGGCAGTATATAGATACTTCCACCTTATCAAGGAAGAATAGCTCATAGTAGTACATGAAGCCATTTACTATGCAGATTTCCTTGTGTCCGTTAGTTATTACAGCATCATGTAATGCTGAAACCATTTCGGAATTATAAGATAATGGAGCTGTCATAAACGTTTCAATAGCATTATATGGATTTCCTTGATATAGTAGTGGGCATAACTCGTTTGGAACATCATATTTAAGCCCTGTAACCTCACAGAACTGCTGGTATGATGTAATTGATTGGTAATCTTCCAATTCGTGGCTTATAGCGTAATAGAATATGCGGTATGCAGAATACACACAATTCATAGCTCGATAGAAATCATCAGTAGCATGAAACGTTCTGAACTCTATCGTCTTTGTCTTGAAGTATGCTGAGATATTTACCGCATGACGAATAAAGCCCTTCTTAGACTGATTGGTGAAGAGATTTTGTAATTCATCAAACGTCTGTGCATTTTTAACGCCTTCGAAGTACTTCTCTGTAGGAACAGGTTGTGCATTAAATACCAGCTCATCCCAATCAGAAATATGAGCATATTTCTTGAAATATGGATAGCAAACATAGAAGAACAAAAACACCTTCTTAATCTGATCTACAGACAAATCTCCTGCATAGATGTGCACATGGGTATCAATACTCCACTTTATCTTTCCTCCTGCGACAACCATTGATTCATATACAGAGCGGAGGTCATGTAGGTCCTTTAGACAGCAAATATGTAATGGTGGGGTATTTACCTCACCACCAAATGACTTATTTGTTGAACCATCAGTATTGTAAATTTGCTCATCTTTGCTCCATGAATAGCCTTCGGGTAGAGATACCTTAGACCTTTCAAGATTGCACATTTCTATTTCAATACCGAATGTTCTATCTTGTATATCTCTGCAACTTTTCATGCTCTTTTATTTTAATTCTACAAAAATAGAGCGGCTAGAGGGACTCGAACCTTCGACCTTCACATTGGGAATGTGACGCTCTGACCGACTGAGCTATACCCGCAAAAGAGCGGAGAGTTGGAGCCGCACCAACGACCTCAGTGATGGTATCACTGCGCTCTGCTAACTGAGCTATCTCCGCTTATAATAACAATATTCTATACACGCAAAAATGCTCGTCTTTCCGAGCCGCCAACCCTAGTGGGTATTCCGATGGAAAAAGGGATGCCTAAAACAAGCTTTGCTCCGAGTAAACAGGATTCTTGGAAATTCCAAATTCCTCGACCTGCACTCCCAACTTTTCATTCAGCCATTTTGCCACTAGGTGGCGATGGCAAAAATCATCTGGCTTTTCGAAGCAACATAGAGCTACATCTTTTCCATTTGCCATTTTCTCTATTGCTGAGAGAAATGCTTTTGGGTCCCGATGAGCCAATATCTCAGAATTGAAACGTTGTACGTAATCTTCTTCCGATTTGGAGTTGTGAAGAATGTCCCATGATGGTGACACGTACTTGTTTGACAATCCTGTAAACCATTTCGGAGGGTAGAGGGCAATACCGATCATCATGATACCAGCTTTTGCTAACTTAGCTCCGTTTGAGAAGTATGATGTATAAATCTTCATTTCTTTTGTAACTTTTTGCAAAGATAGATAAAATTATTTAATCAACAAATAGTTTCTTGAAAAAAGTGAGAAATTATTTTCAAGCGTACATTTTCTTAAGAAACTTCTTTAGATATTCGTTATTAATATCCTTTAGTGGAGTAGGGGAAAATGAGGTATCTCGCTCTACTGTTAAGCCTAACTCCGTTGTTAGTCCCTGCAACTCGGTTAGGCTTGTGTAACCGTACTCGCCTTCACCACTTCCATTGATAGTGATTCCGTAGGCGATATTGTTCTCTAGGTCTGCTTCTAATATGAACCAAGACCATGCACCAGCACAAAGGAAGAACTTTGCTTGACAGATGGCTTCTTCCTTTTTACCATCCTGTGAGTAGAGAGGATATTTTTCCAGTCTCTTCTTAATTTCTTTCGTAATCAGTTTCATTGCTCTATAATAGTTATATGTTTTTAATATTACTCACTTTAAGATATGCTTGTTTTATATCCATATCTTCTGTTATTCCATAACGCTTTAATTCTCTAACCTTCTTTTTGGGGAAGTAAAGACAGATGTTTCCTTTCCATCCATTAAAGTTACCTATGTTTTCTAATAACTCTTTCATTGCTCTTATCTTTTAAATTGTTATTTTATTTTTGATAGTGCAAAGGTAATCATTTTTTTGCAAATGACCAAATGTTTAGTGCTAAATATACTTTTTGCTAACTTAGTTTAACTTATTGATACTTAGATACTTAGTGTTTAGTATAGCTGTCGCATCTACTATCATCTGACTAGCATCAATTCCTAATGATTGATAGAAAGCACCATGTCCGCAAAGTGTTTCGTATGCAATTCGCATGATTCTACGTTCATCCCTTGTGAAATCATACTTAAAAGTAGAAAAGATGGAGAGCGCTCCTTTCAAATCTCCATCTTTTAGCTTTTGCACAGCTTGTGCAGTTTTACTCATTTTCATAAGGCTCAATCTTTCTTGTTGTGAAATCGTCTGCTGTCAAGATGATTTCTGACCCATTAACCATTTCTTCGACTTTATCGCATGCGTCACTACCGTTGATGGCATCAACCTCCACTACCTTTTGCAGGTATTCGGTTACTTGCACTTTAACCTTGTGAATGGCAGCTTTCTCTAGTTCCTCTATTTGAAGATTGAACACTTCTAGGAGTTCATTGATTTCCTTTTCAATTTCCTCGAAATCAATGATGATATCCTTCAAACGTTTGGGTGCTCCATTTATACCATGACCTTCTTTGTCACACCATTTTAGGGCTTCACTATCTGGATCGAAGTTCTCGTAGTAATCATCGAGATTCTTCAAAAAATCTTTCGGGTCATTGGCAAGCATTTCGATTGACATATTGAAATCTTGACCCGCAGGAGAATAACGCTGAAAGAAGATGTAGGCAAGGTCATTGCCATTATCTGTAGCATCTACTGTCCAACCTTTAACTTGTCCTATATGGATAATCAAATCTAATAACTTCTGTTCCATTGCTCTAACTTTTAAATGTCGTTATAATGAAGACCTTCACCCTTCACTAGTTCGTGGTCTTCGTTTTCAACTAATTCTGAGAGGGATAACCAGCATCCACGATAAAGAGACTTCTTCTGCTCTTGATAACGTTTTTCTGCAACTCCCTTATCGGTGATGAGGGATTCTTTAAGTTGGTCCTCTGTGTAGAGATACCATATCAATTTGTATATCTTCATAATCGTATATTTTATGGTTCTACTATATATTCGTTAAGGATATGCTGTTCTAGCATAAACTCGTAACCTACATTGTTTAGCTGACTTTGCTTTTGATACCCGAGTTCATTAATTTGAGTATCTGTAGCTTTAAACTTCCTTGCTGCTTTCATGCAATTTGGAAGGTTGCCAATAAAGAGCAATTCCTTGCTGTCTGTTGATAGGTGCTCATCTGTTCTGTATAAGAAATAAACCTGCAATTTCATATCGTTTCGTATTTACATGTATAAATCCGCGTATCTCTTATTTACTCTACCAATAAGTCGCATGGCTTTTCTTAGCAATTTGACCTCTTTTTCTGATAGAAGGCTTTTAGGTGATGTTACAAAACTACCTAAAAGTTGCTCTAATTCTATTCTGTCTTTATAACACATACTATTCCTTTCTTTGAAATCTATAATTTGGGCATTCCCTTTTATTAGCTATCACAAGCAGGACAGGGAATAACAGACCATGCTTGCAACCATTACCATATTTGTCGGCTGCTTCGCAAGTTTCACAGCCATAATAGGTGTTGATGTTGAATGCGCTCATAACTAAATCTCCATTGCCACTTCAATTCCTTTCTTTGGATTCTTAGTAGCTCTGTCTAGGCAAACCTTTCCATTGAACACACCCTTGACGATAGCATAGAACTCGGTGGTCTTCTCGCCATCTTTTTGTGTAGTTGGTATTTTGCCAACCCTTTCACAGACTATTCCGTTTTTAGTAAGGATGGTGTTTGTGACCATTTCTCCGTAGTAAGACTGCTCTGTGCGCTGTTGAATGACTTTACCGACTACCTTGACTTGCATACCTTTCTTGATGGCATCAATACCACCTTTTAAGCTATCCTCGTAGTTCTTCACCAGGAAGAAAGCATAAACGAACTGCTCCGAGAATGTGTAGTAGTCTTTTGCTACTTTCTGCATTTCAACCTCGAATTGCGATTTAGGCTCTTTAGATAGCGCAAAATCGCAGACCTTTGTAATGTATGAGGTGTCAACCGTAAACTTCTTAGAATCTCTTATTTCCTCTAATTTGGCGATTGTTTCTGATGGGTAATAGTGACCATTTGCGTAATAGCCTTTCTTGTAAACAGGGCACTCGTCATACTGAGCCTTGCACATGGCGATCATGTCATTCTTCAAGATGGCATCCGTATATCTACTATCCTTAGGACCACCCCAAATTGGGATAAGGTCTCCATAGTCATCATCGGTGGCATATCTGATAGTGTGGTCGTAGGTCTCATAAAGTTTGCGTGTAAAGTCTGAGAGAAAGTCAATGTACTTCAATCCGAACTTTTTTATGCACTCGCAACCTACTTGCAGTTCATCGCCAGTTTGCGTATTCTCGATTACGTATGCGTTGTTACACCAATGACCACATAGGTCGCATTTGCCGTAATCAGCTCCATGCTCCTTAATCTTGAATACCAACTCCTTGGTTGTATCAGCAGGAGTAAAGGCTCCATTCTTATATGTGGCCAGCAATCTCCAATTACTTTCGTCTGGCATATTGATGGTGAGGTCACAGATGTCATGCCAATACTTACCAATGATGGTTTGACAATCTTCTACTACCGCATGACGGAATAACTTTTTCCGTGGGGTACTAATGGTGTAGTCGAAACCTTCTACATTGCGCTTTGTCTTGTCAGCAAACTTCTTGAATGCGTCAACTGACTCTGATGGAATAAACGTCTTTATCGTATTCATTGCTCTTATCGTATTGAGGTAGGGTGGTTAGCCCTACCATTTCCTTCTTATGCGACTTTCAAATATTTGCGTAAATCAACCAATACTGATGCTACACTTACAAAGAATGGAATACCATTTCTTTCTTGCTGCATGTGGATTCCAATGCTTTCTAGTACAGCTTTTTCGCTTTTGCTGTAGAAGTTATCGGCTAGCGTACCAAACTCGTTTTTGCCGTATGGCTTGTTCAGTATGTCGAATAGCTGCTCCTTCTTCATTTGCTCCTTCAACTTGGCTACTCGCTCTTCTTTAGCTCTTGCAACTCTTTTGAAGTTCATCTTCTCCCAAAGAATACAGAAAGCATCCTTATCTAGGTCACTTGCCATATATACATTCTCGATGGAAGCGTATTCGGTAGCATTGACCGACATTCCTACTCGCTGCTCAAATTCTTGCTGTGTCATGATTACTTGTATAAATATGGAGATGTTTCTCTTCTACATTACTCGAACGATATAAGGAAAATTGTAACCTCTTCTTCCATAAGTAAACCCATTATTTTTATTAAATCGGCAATCGCCAACAATAATGAGAGTCTTGGTTACTTTGCTGACCGTTTCTACACGTTCTTCAAATACATAGTGAACAATAATCTTGTCTCCAACCTTAATATTTTCTAATTGTTTCATTGCTCTTATCTCCTATTCTTTTAATTGTTATTATTTATTTTTGATAGTGCAAAGATAGTCATTTTTTGCGAATTGACCAAATGATAACCGCTTTATTTTCAAGTACTTACAATAGTTTAACCTTTAAACTTCTTTATAGTCTGTTTGCTAACTTTTGCTAACTTTTTAATCGGACGTATTGTAGTTTGGGAAACTTTTACTATCTTTGCAGCATGAATATACAAGAATATCTAGAACAATGCTCTGTTAAGTCCGTGGACGAGCTTACAGACGAACAGGTTGTGAACTACTATACCAAAGGAAATGCAGGTGTAGCTCAAATGTGCGCAGTAGAATTAGCTCTACAAAACTATCCTATTAGCGGCTTTACGAGAGAAGAAATAATGCTCTCTATTCGCAAGGCAATGAAAACTAAAACAAAGTTTGGTCTGACCTATATTACCAATGAATCAGCCGTAGGTCCTACCGAAAGAAAATCAAGATGGGTGGTAGAACCATAGACTACCACCTATCTTTTTGTCGGTTTGTTTAGCTTATAATACTTCTCATAGAGAGCCATAGCTTCATTATAAAGCCTTGGCAAAACCTTTTTGAAGTATTTATTGTTAGACCAATAATTTTCGCTTAAATGGGCTATAATATCAGCTAAACAATTATGCAAACTCGATGCGAAGTAATCGACGTCGTGTCCTAACATTCCCTGTATCCAGTTGTGGTCTTTGTCGATAGCTTGCAAAGTATCAGAGATTTTGCCAAATTGTTCCATTACATCATACGTTTTGTCTTTTACGAGTTTGAGCTCTTCAAATAGTCTATCAGCGATTTTCCATTGCGAAACACCTTCTCCATCTACGTATCTATATTCGGGCTTGTTGTAGTCAGCAAAAAACCTTTTATAAAGATTTTTGAAGTCTGCATTTCCTTCCCAATTACCTTGTAATGCGGCTTTAGCGTGTCCGTATTCGTGATATTGGAGACCCTTGCGATACCATTCTGAATTTAAGATTCTTTCCTTCAGACCATCGAAGTCTATTCGCACATGATTGTATTTGCTCCAAAAGTATGCTTTGTTTCCGCTAAGGCTAATACAAGGAACAAACTTGTCAAAGCTATCATAAAACTCTTTCTTTCCGAGCCATTTGGTCGGACTCAATCCAATACCTCTAAAGCCTTCCACGATGGTATGAGGTGTATTGAAGGATAGCTTATCTAAGCCATACGCAATCAAATCTTGATCCGAAGACAGCTTGTAGATGTTGTACGCACCCTCTATCTCACGATAAACCCTTTCATAACCTTGGACATCAATCCTTGCAGTTTCTATAGTCTTGATGTAATCATTGAAGCGAGGAATCCATCTTGTAGGAATGATACTCAAATCTGCTGTTCTCAATTCGTTCAGATGGGTAGCAGCTTCCATGACCTCCTTCAAGCCGTTATGATACTCGTCAAGAAAGACCTCATAAGCCTTGCCCCAGCCTTCTGTTATGCGAGCCGATTCTACTCTTATCCAAGAATTGACGTTATCAATGTTTGGACCATACAGATTTTGCATGAGTTTCTTTCCTGCCATAACTGCTTCCTGGTCGTCTAATGCAGTCTCCAATTCCCAATCATCGAAATCATCTATTAGCTTCTTAGGCTTCAACGGAATAGAACGAAGGTCTTGCAGTTCCCTACGAGCTTCATCATAGGTAGCCTTCAACTTTGGTTTTATCTTGCTCACTGGTTCGAATTGTGTAGGAGTGATATTTGCAAACTTATTAGTTATGCCATCCCTCCAATCGCCGAAATTATAGCTATAATCAAACTTTGCTAGATAACTTTTCTTTGTCCTGCCGAAAGACTCTACAGCTTGACGAACCTTGTCATCATACTTGTCGAACATATCTGATAATACAGAGCGTTCACTATCAGTCAGCATTCCAAAACTCTCTTTAAATTGATGTGTAGTGAGGAATTTTTCAAAGCTTGATATATCAACTTCATAGGCTTTAGCATTTCGCCTTAATGTTGCTATGTCAGAATTATCTACATCTATGTTGTATTTCAATAAGTCTCTGTTCTTCCAAGCAAGCTTTATGGCTTTTTCGTCTCTGTCAGCATGGCGGTACTCAGCCGCGTCCTCAACGGACAGGTGCCAATACTTTCTGTTATCCTTCAAGAAGTATGGAAGTGTTTCAGCTTGCCCGATTCGGCTGCGGTTATTGCGTACCCAGTCATTAAAGTTCTTTGGGGTGCGAGAAATCATAGCTGACTTCTGAATAGAAGGAGAACCATAGTACTCTTCATCGCTCATCACAATAGGTACAACATAACACATGCAGTTAGGGTGCCAACCTAGGAAGACAAAATCTTTTGGGTATATTCCCAACAAATCATCACAGATGTCGGGTGCAGGGTGGCGTTTACTCAACTTAATCTCGTAGCCCAAGATGAAGTCAAATTGTTGCCAACGTGTCTGCTCTGCCTTTCGGTAAGCCATATTTATCTCGGTTCTTGCCAAACGTATAGAAGCGTATTGGCAATTCGCGCATGTAGCGGCTTTTCCGAACTTTTCTGTATAATCAGCCTTTAATGAAGGATAGTCTAACAGATACTTACTGATTCGCTTGCTGAGAACAACCGCAGACTGCCCTCTTTCTATTGCAGTTGATATGGTATGCTCCAGCTCCTTTTTCAAGGCTTGTGACTGATACCATAGTTTCTGCGAAACAGACAACCCCTTATCAACCCTATTCTGAAAAGCCTTCAAAGCATCTGAATTAGGTTGGAAATACCTGTTGTACTTATCTCCGCCCTTCTCAAAATCATAAGCACGAAGTACCTTTCTTGCAAGTAGGTCCTGCATGATGTTACTTTCTTTCCACTCATTTGTGGTACCTGCATAGATGAGGTTATTCATCTGTGCAGCATAACTAGTCATGATGCCCTTGATGGTTTGTTTCAGTTCTGGATAGTCCCCAAACAAGAACTCCGCAGAACCATCATAACCGACACCATCTATAGCTGTAGCAACTTGGCTAGCGATTCTATCATAAATGCTCTGAACTTGTGCCACGTAGTTAACTAAGCGTTTGTTCAGAGCATCGTATGCTTTCTTTTGATTGGGGATATTTGGTCTCATTTATTTCGGCTTATAATGTTCGTTTACACATTCCCTTTGAAAGAGGATAGCAAACTCCTCATAAGGGCAAGTGCCCAACGTTGGCTCTCCCGTAACACTAAGATTACGTGGATTGGAAACGTGGGCACATAATTTGCAGAACTGAGGTTCTTTTGGAATAGGCTTAACCTTCTTCTTTGGAGACATAGCAATTAACCTTTACCTCTACAATCGTATTGCCATCCTTCTGATATACTCTCTGCTTCATGATCTTGGATTCGATAGTATTGAGTACATCTTTCTTTGCCTGTGCGAGAGTTTCCTTTGTTATCTCACGCAAAGCTTCTCTCATGGACTTGACATGATGGTCTCGCTTGTAGTGGCGAATGTAATTCTTGTCGATACTATAAGCCTTGGCACATACCTTTGGCTCTAGAATTTCTTTCTGTTCGAAGACAGTTACACTGATAGGGTAGAGTCTTCTAGCTAACTTGAATAGCCAAATTGCGATTTTTTTCTTCATAACTTGTGCAGTTTATTGCGTTTATATTGTTTGTTCACCCATAGCAAAAGCAGACTGCTGTACTGCTGCCGCATTAAGTTCATCCCGTCGAATATCCTCCATTGTCTGCTTAGGGTCTTGCGACTGCCCAAGCTTAACGATGGATTCAAGCTGACTTTCTACCGGCTTACCACCATTAGCCTTTTGTCTGATGGTGATGTCGTAGCTCTCATCCTTTGGTATGTAAGGAGTGATGATGTGGTCGCAGGTGACGTTATCTATCTCCTTTTCCCATTTTGGATTCATTACCTTCAAGAATGCCTTGATTACATTGAACTCTCTTTCAAAGAACTCCTTGAAAACGCCCGATTCCATGCGAACTTTCAGATGTGCATCTGTGAGCAACGTCTGTCTTGCATCGTAGCCGATATTACCAAGGGATTTCATATTCTCAAAGCTAATATCTGGCATTTGAGAAAGCATCCAGTACAATCCGAGGAGGGTTTTATTCTGACCGCTAACCGCTTCTTGCGATTGGTTCCATGATACGTATGAAATATCGCCATCATTCTCGACTCTCCATATACGCAAACTTTCTCCCTTTTTCTCCTTTCCGACTATGCCACCCTTGACTTTTGCGATTGGTGCAGCGTTATATGCAATCACATTGCTATTGCGGCTGATATTGTACTCAAACTCGCTTCGGATATTATCAAGCCCCTCGTAGATGGCGTGAGGTCGAGACAGGTATGCTCCAGGAATCTTATGGATGATGATTTCCTCACCACTCTCAGTGTTCCCGTCCTCATCAACTTGTGCAGTTACTTCCTCCCACATTTCACTAAGGTTACTTTTCTTCCAAATGAAATGATAGTTTTCTGTAAAGGTTTCGAAGAATGTTACCGTCTCTTTATCGGAAACGGTCTTATCATACTCAAACGACATAGCTTGCATATCATCATACTCATCAATGATAGGGTACAATCTTACTCCATCCATAGGGGAGAAGGTTTTGCACTTCAACTTGTAGTTTGATTCAAAACCATATAGAGAGTTATGCTTCTTAACAGAATACCAGATGGTGAAGATTTCACAGCTTGCGAAATAGGCTAGTCCACGTTTGTAGTTCATGTTGTCAATATGAGCACAATCGTAGATTTTTTCTAATGCCTTTTGGATTTCCCTCTGAATATCATTTTCTGGAGTGTTGTACTTTCTCTTAACTGGTATAGAGAATGTAAATTCTGTTATTCTGTTTGTGAGCAGCTTTTCAAGGGCAACCGCTATACGGGATGATTTTTCACCATTGTCTTTATCACGAAGGCTTATGGTATCTGTCATTACCTTATGGCTTGCTGGCTCATATAAACTCAAAAGATAACTCCACAAAGGGACCATTACAGTCCTTCTGCGTAGCTCTTCTATCTTTTGGCTGATAGTATCAGTTTTCTTGAGTATTTCTTCGATGTTCATATCTTTACTACTTTTGGTGCAAAGATACTAAAAATATTTAATCAACAAATAGGTTTAACCAAGAAATTGCATATTTATTTTCGCTTATAGAGCTTTTTATGTTTTTGAGGATAATGAATAAAGGCGATACAAGCAAATCCGCTTATACCGCCTTAGATAGAGCAATAAAATATCTTATGCAGGCATTAGTAATTGTGCCTTTTCTTTGTTCACGATTTCTAATACCATTTTAGCTGCCTTGTTTACGTCTGTCAAAACAGAAACAATGAACTTTGGTTGCTTTTTAAGCTTGCTGATCCAACCATCTAGGTAAGCAGCGTTATTATCTAAAATGCGACTGCTAAAGCCTAGAACATTTCCGATAAGAGCTGCTCCAAGCTCCGCAACCAACTCTTCTCTTGCATAGTCCTTTTCTCCTTTCTCATTCTCAAACCCTCTATTCAATCTAGACTTGTGCCCTGTTGAGTGAACCATTTCATGTAGAAGGGTTGAGTAGTACTCCTGTCCATCCTCGAATATCTCCTGCTCTGTATTGCCCTTCTTGAACTGACTTTTAAGTGGTGTTGTAATATCATCTACACCAACTCTGTAGAAAGCTCCACTTGAATACTTGTCGTAGCGGATAGGGCAGAGCCACTTCTGATAAAGAAGCATATCATCAATTTTCTCGTTGACGTACATACCTGCCGTGTCTGTCGGTAACTCATTCTTATCTTTGAGACTGAACTTCTCCTTCAACTTCTGCATCGTCTTAGGTGCTATCTCTTCGAGGTTGGTTTGACTGAGGTTGAACACATTGTAGCTCTTCAAGAAAGGCTGTACTTTGCAGTCTAGTTGGGCTGATCGAGTCATTCCGTTGTAGCTGTCTTCTGTTATTTTGTTTCCATTCTTGTCTTTGTACTGGATGGACCAAAACAGAACAGGGAAGCTTTTCTCTCCTTTGTTCACACTAGCTCCTAATGCCTTTATCTGATTGAAGGTAGCAAAGATAGGATATTTGAATCTTTCTTCGTCCATCATGCAGAGGAACAGGAAGAATGAGTTCATTCCATTATATTCACGCCCTCCAAGGTTCACAGGGTTCCCACCATAAGATGTAGTAAACCAACCCATCTTCCAATCTCCTGCCTTCATCTTTTGCATTCGTGAAATCATCATTTCAGCGAAATGCTCTAAAACGTTGTCTGTCTTCATTGCTCTTACTTTTTATATGCAGTTATTATAACTTCTTACCATACATTCTTGCTACCTCATCGTAGATATATGCTCCGCTTGTATGAGGACTGCCAAACAATCCAAGAATACGGTTATCTACAGTGATGCTGTTTGTCTTGACGACAACTCCGTTTTTGATGTGGTCGCAATAAACTTCATTGCCGATATGGTAAAGCTCCATCTTGCGATTATAGCAATCTGTTCCAATATACTCCTTACTCATGGCGACCTCCTTTCTTTTGAAGTTGCACCCATGCGTGATACATTTTATTGAAGTTATCTAACTTCTGAAGGATTTCATCCTTGCTTAAAAAATGGTTTATCATGTCTGAATAAAAAATACCAGAATTATTATCCAACAAAGTGATGTCGATGAATCTTTGGTTAATACTTACTGATATGGTATTGTTATGTATTCTGTTAACCTTTATCAGTACAGCTTTAACAGCTTTCTTAAAGTGAATGTTTGTTCTGTCTAACATTTCATTGCTCTTATTGTGACTAGTTGGTTGGACCAGTCGTTACCTTTTTATTTACTTAATATCTAAGAATTTAGAAACCTTACTAACAATCCCCTTTGCTGTTGAACATGTTGAAGCGGTTTCAACTGCCACACTCTTGCCATCCTCCCAATAGGTAATCTGGATTCTCAACTTGTTACCATGGAAGTAGTTAGTTACATGCGCTCTAAGATTGCCATTACGAATGTCACCTTCGAAATAGTTATAAGCTCCATCAAAATCACTTGTAACTGCTGCTACAACCTCAGCTTTGTTTGATACGTTTATTGTCTGTTTCATTGCTCTTATCTTTTAAATAGTTATTTTATTTTTGATAGTGCAAAGGTAGTCATTTTTTAGCTTTTGACCAAATTTTAACCGCATTATTTTTCTTGCTTAACTTTATATAACTTATTGATTACTAGTATGTTAAATAAAGCCTATTTTCCTCTATGTAGGGATTTTTCTGAAAAATGATATAAGGATATGGGGAAGAAAATAGAACAGCTTAGAATGGCTTATGTGAGTTTTTTGCCATTTCTTTAACTTAACTAATGTTACCGAAAATTACAGGAAGCTAATTTGACAAGAAAAGCGCAAAAACTGCTTTTAACATGGTGTTACGGAGTGTTAATTAGGTGGTTTACCACCTTTTCTTGTTAGCAACTTCCTTAATACTCGCACCTCATCCCTCAAATCAGAGTTTTCTTTTCTGAGTTGCGAAATGAGGTGAATATATGATAGCTCTGTTGTCTTATCCATATTACTTAAACTTGATGATGAAAAATTCATGATCCAACCACTTGCCTGGGCAAAGACCTTCCTTCGGCTTACCGATGGTGATACTCTCAATCTCCTTTTCTACCTTTGGACTATCGTCATAGTAGCCGTTCTTGAAGAGAACGTGAGTGAATGGTACGAACTTCATTGTACCATTATTCAGTTTCTCCTTGATAGTATTGATGTCTATAAGCATTTCAAATGTCTTACCGATATGAAGCTTATCGTACTTATCGAAATCTTTGAATTTCTCATCCTTGATAAGGAGAAGGCGACTCATCCAAAAATCTTTAATTACCCGATACTCTTCATTCTTTTCGCCCGACACTATCATATCGAACCATTCCTTGCTGACTGCGAGGGTAAGAACCTTCTTCTTTGCTTCTGATAAATACTTATCCATTACTTTAGTTAATCTTTCCATAAGCTAACTTATTTCCCTCTGTTGCTACTACAAAGAAATCGTCACCAATGTCTTTTCTTCTATTCAACTCTTTGCAAAGTACAGATGTATCAGCAAGGTTGATATGCTGGTTTACATACTCCTCCTTATCTGTGAAGGTAAGGAGTGTTTCATCTAGGTTATTTACTTCCTCTATATTCTCCACACTTTCCGAAAGAGATTTGATTTCTCCATGGATAAAGTCATACACATTTTTGTCGATAACTTTCTGTCTTGTCAGAGTTTCGACTGCTGTTTGAATCTTTAAGATTGATTTTTGCATTTCTTGTTTCATAATCATATTTTGTTTATTTTAGATGAACAACAAAGTTTTTTGGCTTAAACTCGATAAAGCCATTATCCTTTTTCGTTTGAGTAGTCTCAATACTGAAACCGACACATTTCTTGAAGAGAGCTCTTATTTCAGAACCATTCCTGCAGAAAAGCTGTACGTAATCAATTTTTCTAAAGTAATGGTCAACAGAATTTCCATACTGAATATGAGGTTTGCCATTACTATCTAATCTAGCCGTTAATTGGTCTAATCTTTCCTCCCTCTTTACACCATCGACTAATGTATGACACCAAAGTGGAGTGCAAGGTAAACATACTAGTCCTACCTTGCCTTCTTTGATTTCATCAAACTCCTTCTCACCTACGGTAATATTCAAAAAAGTCATGTGCTAACCCTCCTTCTTATTTATCTTAGCTATGCGTTCGTTATAGGCTTCATAGTCCTCTTTACTAATCTCAGTAACGCCATGTATGATAGTTGTACCACAAACCATATCATCCTTGAATCGCTCTTCGACGTCAGTGATGAGGTTCATTAGAGGATAGAACTTAATATCCTCCTCTTCCCCTTTAACGGAGCTCGTAACTGAGGTATAGGTTAATTTGCCATCCTTACGCATGAAGGCGGCTATTGCGTAATAATATCTTTCTCTTATCATAAGTCATATCTTTTTAGTTTATTTGCACTACTTGATATATCTCTAATATCGAAAGGATTTTTACCAGCCAACCTAGCAAGGCAATTCATTTGCTTACGAGAATATCTTGCAGTAATCTTTCCTGCCTTTACGATACGATGGTCAACTCTGCCATGACAACCAACTTTAGTGGCATAATACAAAGTCCATCTAGGCTCCCAGTATTGCTTTATCTTTGACAACTCTTTAGAAACGTCCAAGCCTTCCAAGCGCATCAAGTCATATAAAAAACTGCCAGAGCGATACTTCATAATTTTCTTTGCCAGCCTAACTTTCATATGTTACTTCTTTTTATTACAAGGACAACTACTAGCGTGAATAATAACGCAAGCTCCATGTTCCCTGCCCACAAACAGGTAGTCATGCCCTTTCTTGGTGAATATTTTTATATTAAACTCTTCTTTTTCGTGTGGAGTTCCTAAGCTGAAAGAAACTCTAAAACCAATTACACCTATTAAGAAAATCAAAATGAGCAAAACGGCTGATTTGATTAAATCTAATATCTTATTCTTCATACGCTACTTATCGAATTTGTTGCCGACAACTACCATATCTTCAGAAGGGTAGTGAACTAAGAAATCTTGCCCAAAGCAGAAAGCAGTAGATTTACTATCCCAATTAATAGCACCTCTTCTTTCCGCATTGTTATCTTTGTGCATAATCATATCCCCCTCATAGATAGGTGTTCCGTTCTTGTCTTTCAGTCCTGTGAACATACAGATAGTACCTGGATCGACTTCTGCACATCCCGAATAGAATGGTTTATGATCAATGGGTACTATCCATATAGTATTTTCGAAATGAGAAATTTCCCCCTCTATCCATTCTCCGTTGTCAAGGCGTTTAGCCCTAAATTTGATATTTTCTATCTTCATATCTATTTTGCTTTAACGTTATACACTCCATCAATGACCTCACCCCATAACACACGGGACAATAGTGTTTACCATCAATCATTTTCCAATTTGAGAAGTCTTCAATATCAGTACTCTTGTCGTAGAATAGTGCAGAGCAAGTATCTGTACCTCCAAATACTTCTCCGCATCTATCGCAAACAATCTGATACATTGTAATTGGTCTATACATAAGCTATTCTTATTTAAGTTCTACTGGCTCATCTTTCCAAGACAATTCTCTTCCGATGAGTTTTTTGATAGTGCCTTGTGGAAGAGGAATTATCTGGGTTTTATCATTGCCCCATAACCTACGGAATAATTTCTTCGGTCTATCTGAAAGAATAACTTCCACACCATGATAATTAACTGCTAACCATGCCATATTTATTCCTCCAATTTTGGGCTCCAATATTTTGTTCCACAGTAATCTTCCCCACATAGCTCTCTACTGTTCTTATACTGACAATTAGAACAACTTCGCTCGCTCGGATTCCACAGCATAAAAGAAATTGCATTACGAAAACCTTGGTCATATATCTCTTGTTCAAATGCGCCAAAATCATCCTGATAAGCTCCTTCTTCTTTTGCTTGTTGAATTATTTCATCTATTTTTTCATTAATTTCCATAACTATTCCTCCGTTTTTATATAAGGACAAACAACTACCTTTCGATAGTGTTTACATTCATCCTTGTAATCACAAATATCACAAAAACAATACGCCATACTATTCTACTTTTATACCAAATGGAAGCCCGTCGGCAAAGGTGTACTCTTTCATAATACTATAAAAGGACCAGCCGCTATTTCCACTTAATGACATATAATCGCCGTTATCTACAGCAGTAATTAAGACATAATATCCATCTTTTTTGTCTTTCACCCAACCGGACGGCTGATGCTTCTTCATCTCAGTCCAACATTCTTCTACATTGGCAAAAGGGCGGTACTTTGCTTCCGCCTTACTATCTGGCTTGATACGATATTCAATATTGTTCCAATATGTAATATCTTTTATTTCCGTCCATTCATTCATATCTTGCCAGCTTTTGCTTAATGCGCTCGGTTTGGTTCTACATTCAATCACTTTTCCTTCTACAAAAGCTTGTATGATAGGAAAAAATTCTTTAGCTTGATTTCTGTCCATAATTTAGTCCTCCAACTCTTTAAGTGCTCCTTCCAAGTAACCAACAATCATTTTTTCTTCAAATTTTGAATAATAGTTACCATTCATATAACGAATAGTCTTTTCAATAGCTGATTTTATTTTTTCTTTGTTCATTGCTTATTCTCCTTTTAAAATTTCTATTAATGCTTTTAATTTCTCTGCATCTTTTAATCTCCTAAGCAAAGGAAATTCTTCAGAACAATCATGTGGACCACCTGGACCTAATCCTAATCTAACATTACAACTACCATCTTTAATATAGTTATTTCTACTAGCATACCAAGAATTATCAGTATCATAAAAATCTACTTTAATATAAAGAACTCTATTAAATTTATGCTCTTTCTCGTTATATGTATTATCAGATAACCATAAATCCCAAAATTCTGTACTATTAAGGGCTGGATGCCTTTCAAATCCAAGTTCTTTTAATATCTTCTCCGTTATCATATTACTTACATTTATATTAATCTTCTACAATAAACCCATTTTCAGTGCAAGTGTCAATAGCTCTAATTGCTATCCAAATCGCTTGCTTCTGTTCATCGTCTGTAAGATTGCTTCTAATCTCACACAACTTTCTTTTTGCTTCTGCTGCTTTCATATTCTCTTATTTTTACCACCTGCGAATGCTTGTGTCATGTTTATCGCAGATTTAATATCTTTGTACCTGACACCACAAACTGTTGCCACTTTTTTAATTGCCTCATCCATTTTGAATTGCCTTGCCAAAAACTGATTATTCTTTATCAAGTTGACGATTTCTTCTTTCGTATGAATGCCTTTCCAAAATAGTTCGGTATGGTCACCAACTCTGTCTTCATCTACAGAGAAAGGCACGCCGTAGTTGGTGTAGGTTTCGCCGTGATGTTTGATGAGGTGGCGACCAGGATTCTTTCGGATATTATCTATCCAAAAATCATTATCACACTCGCACCATTTATTGTATTCTTCTCCTGTTAGCGTTTTGTCAATGCCAATAGGATAATGACCGGAACACCCATTTGTTCCAAAGTAAATAATCTCTGCCATATTCTCTTCTTTTTACCCTCTCCCTGTTGCCAAGGAGAGGGCGGTTAGTTACTCAGTTACAACCTCCCAATCTTCCGCAAATACATCGGATACGGAAGGAACCCAAGAATCTGCTCTTCCATCTGGATTGATGATAAGCATCTGATTAGTATAGTCAATGTGAGGATTCTCACGGTTCATCAAGATGATCTTGGCAGACTGAGGGAGTGACTGCATATTAGGAATGATGTCACCTGTGATATGAGAAGGAACCTGCTTCACGATAAACAAGCCCTTGCCATTCCACCCCTTACGTCTTACCGCAAGACCAGCCTTCAGCAAGTCAATAGCACCACCGAAGTTAACAGAGCCTACTTCACGATAGGCTTTCTCAAACACGTCCTTAGGAGACCAGCTTTCATAGCCGCCCTCATAGACTACCTTGTAACCGTCTTCACGATTCATTGATTTTGGCACAGCATCATCTTTGAGATACACTTTGCCATCAACTCGCCACGCTGGGGTGGCATCCACAACTTTTGTTCCAATGTACTTTTTCATATCAATTTATTTTATCTCCTCATAGAGGATGGTTAGTTACTAGAGCTCATCAAACTCTTTCTTGATGCTATTTAAAGCCATTTTTATAGCATTCTTTATGTCGGCAGATTCTTTTGGCGCATACTTTTCTATATCTATTAGAGCACACCCCAATCCGTTTTCATTAGCTCCCAGACCATTACAATATCTTTCGATAACTACTCCATAAGCTTCAATAAAATTGCTTAAATTGTTAGCTCTAGATAATTCTTCTTTTGTCATATTACTACTATTTATGCCCGAGGCGGTTAAACATCTGTTTGATTTTCACACTCTTCTGTTTCATTAGGAACAGATAACTCATCCCACATATCACACTTACCTTTATCATTGTAGATACAAGGTCTGTGACATATTCCTCTAATATCTTCTCTTAACATACCTACACCTCCATTTCTGTGTTAAGCCCTAAACCAAAGAGAAGGTGCTGTAAGTCATGCACGTATGAAATATCCCCAAGATAAAAATCATCTTGGCATACGTCATAGCTATCAGATGGAGCAATATTGTTATAGACTTCTAATTCAATACAGCCTACTTCTCTATCTGTTGGGAACGCACAAAAGTATAGCTTATCATTGATGTTATAATCATAGTCAATAGCATTTGCTTCCCATTTATTCTTACATAGAATTTTCTGAGTGATAGGAATCGGAACAATATCCTTAACCCAAGCACAGCTGTCACCTAAGAGATAGCCTTTCTCTCCAAATTCCGCACCTTCGATGTTCTCTAAGCGGACAACACCTTTCAGAACCGTTCCATCATCTAACTTCAAAATCTTTGATGGGTCTGATGATGTTACTCTGTAAACGACATCTTTAGCTGTACCTAGTGGTACTCCGTTTGTCATTACCAAATCACCTGGTATATAACATAATTTATCCATACGCTTTACTTCTTGTGCCCGAAGGCGTTAATCACCATATTTATATAATTCTTCTTCACCACTTGAATCATACCCACAACAAGAACAAACCCATCCATCTATTATAACGGATTTTTTACACTTAGGGCATAAGCCTCTGACTTTATTAAAACTTTCTAAAGCATATTGGCAAGCTTTCAAATACTCTAATTCATCTTCGTCAGCTTGATTATCAATAAGTGCCTTATATTCATCCTTATCTAAAACTACAACTTCTAATGCCATACCTACACCTCCATTTCGTGATTAATACCAAGACTGAAGAGAAGATGCTGAAGTTCGTGGCAGTATTGTATCTCTACCATATTATTTCCATCAACCTCTACATATAGATGACCTTTATTAGATTTATGCTTAAAGTCTATCCCAATATAAGAAATAAACCCTTCTGCTACATTTAAGTAATAGTACCATCTGTTTTGTGTTCTCCATCCATTCTTTTCTAGAATATCTGTAGTGATAGGAATCGGAGATACCCCATCATTATAAGTTAGAATCCAATCGTCGTTAGAAGAACCTTGAAACCCTTTACCAATAAATACGACAAGACTATAGTAACCTTTTCTTCTTAAAAAAGTATTTGTTACGAAACCTATTTTTCCAGTAGCTTCTCCATATTCAATTTTTACTATATCTCCTGGAATATATTCTAATTTATTCATACGCTCTAATCTTTGCTATTAATGAAATCCTCATACTCACCTATCGTGATTTCCACGAAGTCTGGATTTTGCTTCTCAGCTCTAATACTATCATCAAAGTAAACGAAAATGCGGTCTTTGTGACGTAAAAGCTGGGTGATGGAGAATCGGCTGACGTGCGGAACTTCGATATTCAGTTCCTTCAATATCTTGAAATGATGAGTAAAGGATTTATATGATGTAAGTACTGCTGCTATTGCCTTACCTTGCTTACTACGCTTGTTAGGCGCAATAGCTATATAGTAACCGTCCTCCAATTTTACACCGTCTACCTTCTTCCACACCTTCTTATCTAAGGTATCGTAACGCTCAGAAAGAACCCATATAGCGGTAATCTCGTACACTCTTGTGAGAGTTCTGTTAGGCTGATAGCCCTGATATTTTTCAAATTTGAAACCTACGGCTTCTTCTACTCTTTTCATGTAGGCTTGATGCTCTTCAAATTCTGCATCGAGAATACTCTTAATGTATTCATAAGCCTTACTTCCCTGTTTTGCTTCGTACAACATACGTTTTACTTTTTACGATGATTAAACTTTTTTATAGCATCCTTCTTAGAAGCTGCCATGATCTTAACACCTTTGATGGTGAACTCATGCTGCGCCTTTGGCTGACACTTCTGTTTGTCAGAAGGAATGTCGCCTTTCGGCACATTGAATCTAATACGTGGAAGACCAAAAGGGAAATCACTCATCTGATATTCCATTTCAGTTTGCATACTAATCATTGATAATAATCCATTCATAGCTTTACTCCTCAACTTCTTTAAAGATTATATTTTTATGGTCTGAGCGTTGTTTACTTCCGCATGGATATTTTCTCCAAACTTCACAAGCACCCTTACTTTCAAAGAAGCAACCCGCACAAGTTACAGCCTCAGTTACAACGATACCCAAGACAACTCTTTCGCCAACTTTAAGCTCTTTCATACGCCTAGTCTTTTATATATTCATTTACTTCACACAGAACCTTTTCTAGCAGGTTCTTTAGAATCTTCAATTCATCATTCGAATATGTAGCTATAGGATAACCATCAAGGGTAGTATCGCCAAAGTAGCTACGACTTATATTTAATGAGTGTTTATTCTTTTTCATTTTTCTTTGCCTTTTACAATATTGTACACTTGTTTTAACTCATCTGTTGATAAGCGTTTGAAATCAAAAGAACTGATAGCGTAGATGAGTTTCTTGCGAAAATTCTCTCCTTTAATATCTGATATTTCCTTTTCTGTTGGAACAGATACTCTTCTCTTATTCCACATATCGCTACCACATTGCCAACCCGAATTTCTTCTAAATCTAGCGTTATCAACAACAATTTGAGTCTTTGTCACTTTATCAACCTTGGCGATACGTCTGTAAGACATACCTATAACTAGTACCTCATCACCAGTAACCAAATCTTTAAGCTCTTTCATACCTAGCCCTCCACGTTATTTGTTGTACCAATTAGCTTTGCAGTCTCCTCGTTGTAAGGAATACAATAAGTATAACCACCTACACAACCAATAGTGACATATTCTCCATGTGAATCCATGTGACTGAAAATATTTGCAGTCCATATATCATCGTCAGCATTTCTTGTTATCACTCTGTCGAATGGCTTTGGAGTCCACTTTTTCTTTAAGGCAATAATCTTTTTCTTCTCTACTTCCCAAATCTTGCCCTTCCTTGCTAAAGCGTCAAAAAATGCAGTTTTTTCTTCTTCTGTAGATAAACGAACTATACAGCCGCTTTTGGAGCAATAACTATTTTCATTAATAGTAATCATGCCTCTACTATCAAGACTAGCATGTAAATAATAGTTTTCATCATTTTCTGCTTTGAAAACACAAATAAGTGAACTTCCTCTAGGAAGTTTAATGGTAATAAAATCCCAATCCTTGAACTTAGTTTTTTGCGGTTTATCCTTTAGGATTTCCGCTATGTTTATTTTTGTTTCCATATTACTTACCTTTTTATTTGTTAATCGTTTGCACCAAAGTCCATTAGAGGGTCTATCTCGTAAAGATGTTCTTCTGCATCATATTTTCTTTCTAGCATATTTATCGTGCTAGATAGATGAGTATCTGACATATCCTTAATCGGTATTTCTCTACCATCTTTGGTTTTCCACATGATTTGAGCAGAGTTTCTCTGTCTGATCCATTGCTCTAGTTTCAAATCATTAATATCAGCTATTTTCATAACTAAACCAATTTTTGCGTTAAACAATACTGATAGTAACTCATACTACCAACGTATTTTGATATTTTGGGCAGCTCACCATCATAAGGAGTGACTTTCAAGCCATCAATGAAATCAGCATTCTCAGTTGATACCTCAGTATTATGCTCATTCATAAACACCTTTTGCGCTGACGTAGAATGGCTTTCAGCTCTCAGCTTACCGAGTGAACGCCAAACCTGCTTGCGATGGATAAACAATCCATGCAAAGGAATAGTTCTTACTTCTACTTTTGTACCCATCTATCTTTTAATTAAGTTAGCTTTCAACTCTCTCAACTGATTCAAAGCATCATCGAGAGCGTTATGATTATTATTCTCAAAGGTCTTCCACTCTTTAATGAACTCCTTTGCGGTTCTGATGTCTCTAGGTTGCCAAAACTTCCAGGGAACTTCCATATTAAGATACTCGCATATGTCTTTAATGCAAAATAGGTCCATTGCCCCTTTAGTCCACACTATAGTGTCTTCTGTATTGTATCTATTAAAGATTTGATATAGCTTATCTACTAAAAATTTGTAGCTATGGACAATATGAGTAGGCTTATTACTTTCTGGACTGTTCTTTTGCTGAATCCACCAGAGTAAAGTTTCTCCAGTGAATGTCCTTTCACAAGTGTTCCAAGTTTTAGGTTCTGCTTGTATTAGATAACGATCTAATACATCGAAATTTTCATCTGCTGGTACTATGCCGATTTGTGTAATAGCAGCATCATTTCTTCTACCTAATGTTTCTATATCTATAATAATATGTTTTGCCATTTTCATAATCTAAACCATTTAAAGATGATAATAACTATTTGATACCCTTGCGCCCAAATCGAAGCAGCCCACGGCATCCGGCTTTAAGAAGCGTTTCTCTAACTTCTCCAAAGCCTCTTTATACTTCTGCTCCATGTGCTTGCAATGAAGTCTCTGAGCTAATTTAAGTTGCTCGACAACACCCTTGCGAGCAACTCTATATTGTTTATCGGACATCATAGCCTTATTCGTTCACATAGTTGATTACGTG